GCCGTCCCTGCCGAAGCAAGATCAACGGCGTTGACGCCGGTGTATGATCCGCTCTGGATATAACACGTATTGCCCGCCACGTGCGCCTCAAAAAAGGCGTCGTCCAGAGTCCCTCCCGCCTTGAACGCCCCGCCAATATGGACGTGAACGTCACCAGCCCCCGCCCCCGTCATAATGTTGGCCGCCCCGGCTACGGTGATACTCGTGCCCACTACGACCGAGACGATTTCGAACCACTTGTTCGCTGTGACGTTCGTGCCGCCCACCGAGAAAAGGCCGTTGCCTACCATATCGGCGGCTGCGGCTGCGGTCGTAATGGTCAGGCCCGCGCCTGCCGCCGAGGCGTCCGTGATGTCGTACTGAGGGTTGGCTTGTTGAGAGTAGTCTGTACCGGTCGCACCGGTAACGAAGAAGGCCCCTCCGGTCTGTGTGCCCGTCGTCCTCATCTCCCACACGGCTGATCCGCTGATGGCCATCTAGTTCATTCCCCCTCTCATGCCACGAGGGATCTTGATGCCGCCCGTGCCGCCGATGGCCATCTGTGCGCCTATGTTCTTCGCGTAACTTCCGACCGTCCCTACCAGGGTACTCATTGACGACCCCGCATCTATGCAGGGACTTGCGTTCTGTAGCGTGAAGTCGTGTGTCTCAGGAGCTTTCAGTAACGGATCGTCGAATACCCCGTTATCGTCGTCCGGCAGGTTGACGATGTCCGTCGTATTGTTCCAACAGTTGTTGGTCAGGACGTTGGCCAGGATAGAGCTGGCACAAGTGGCCCCGGTCGCGAAGTCAGAGATGATGTTGTTTGCGATCAGCCACCCGTAAGCAGACGCAGACATATCTATTCCGGTCGTTCCGCTATAAAGGGTGTTGTTGACCACCGAGCCGCTGTTGTAATTTAGGTCGATAGCAGTTGTGCATTTATCAATGACACAGCCCACAATGCTTGCCGAGAAGCAGTTCGTTCCTCCCGTCAGTACCCCTGTGACTGAATCGTGGATGTAGCAATGAACAAGATGGCCCGTGTAGGCCATGTTGACGGCGATTCCGTTGGTCGAAGTAAATTCACACTCCTCAGCCATTCCGCTGGCCGATACGGCTCCTATTGCAAAATTAAATGCTTTTTGGTTCGCAGTCCCAGATGTGTCTTCAAAAGAGCATTGGTAGACAGTTGACATCCAACTGTTATTGAACAAAGTGGAGGCCGTTCCGGTAAACCGAACGTATTTAAATATGACGCAATCGCCAATCGAAATCGCATTGGCCCCCATATTAATAAGCGGTCTGTCCGTTCCGGTTGGAATAGTGGTGCGGCTGGTGATGTAGCCGATGTAGGTGATGGGCTTTGCCGTAGTTCCGTCTGCCGCCGTGGTGATGGCGTTGACGCCGGTGTACTCTCCACTCTGAACGTAGATCATGTTGCCCGGAGTAGACGATTCTGTGAACTGGTCGTCGTTGGTTCCGCCGAACGCGAAGGCCCCTCCGATATGGACGTGGATATCGCCGTGGCCCACATCCGACACGATGTTGGCCGCCCCGGCTACGGTAATGGACGTACCGACCACGACTGAGGTAATCTCGAACCAGCGATTCGCGGTTACGTGCGTGCCTCCAACGGTGCACAGTCCGTTGCCTACCATATCCGCCGCCGCCGCCGCTGTCGTGATTGTCAGACCGGCCCCCGCTGCCGAGGCGTCCGTGATGTCGTACTGGGGGGCGTCCTGCTGAGAGTAGTCTGTGCCCGTCGCCCCCGGCTTGAACAGTGAGCCGCCGTTCTGTGTGCCGGTTGTCCTGACTTCCCATACGCATGTGGCGGCTATGGCCATAGTTTACGCCTTATGCCCATTCAAAGATTTCTCGATGCGGTCGAAGCCCTTCTCGACCACACACTTCAGGTCGTCGAATCTGTGCTCCATGGCTCCTTGTCTTTCGTCCATGAGTCGGTCTAGGGCCGCATGTTTATCATCACACCGCTCCTTGAAATCCACGGCAAGGATTCCTCTTTCGGCGTCTTCGCTGGTCCTTTGCCTCTTTGTCTTTGCCCTATCCTTGACCACATACCCCGCCGTGGCGGTTGCCAGAACCATCGAAACCGCCACGCCCACTCCCTCCCAGTTCGTCTGAGCAAGTATCTCTTGGAACATCTCCGGGCACTCCTTTACCAGAGGTATGAAAATCCCAGGGTGAACTTTTTCCCGCCGCCCGTCGCCGAGTTTTCCCACGTACTGTCCGTCACGGGCAAGAGGTACTCGAGCCGCACGGCGATTCTGCCCTCGACCATTTTTAGGCCGACGATACCACTGACGGACGGGTCGTAATCGGAAGGACCTTTGAGGTTGTCCAAGACCCCGGCCTTGCCTCCTGCGTATGCCGTAGCCTTGAGAATATACGAACCCAAACCGGGTATCTCCACGGGCACATTCACATCTTTGATGACGTCCAAAAGGGCATAGGCGGCCAGCTCAACGCATTCCTGAGTACCGTCCAAGGTATCCGTCCAGCCGAACCTGGCCCCGACCTCGCCCTTGTCGATTTGATACCCGACCCCGGCGTAGACCTGATCGTTATTGCCCCCGGCAGACAGCACCACTCCCTTGACCCCTGCCTGCGCAGTCAGCGCGGCAGACAGGCACAACATGATTGCGATTACGATTCTCTTCACTTGTTTTCTCCTTTCAAATTCCTTGCGTGGTCGAATACGGCCTTGGCAAAGTGCGCAGCCGTGTAGTGTTCGAGCATGAACTTCCGACCGGCGTTGGCGACGGCCTGGGGATCTGCGCCGGGGTTTTTCGTGAGCCGCTCCATCCAGTTGTCCGGCGTGACGGCTATCCCGTGGACCCCGTCCTGCAAGCCCATCCGCTCGGTATCGGCGTTGTTCTGATAGAACATCAGGCATCCGGCCATCGGGATCTCCATGTACTTGGGGACCGCGTAACAGTCGCACAAGGCCATGGCCGAGGGGTACTGGGCCAGGAACTTCTGATAGGCCGAGCCGGACGGAACGTCCTTGTTGTCGAGATTGTGGACCGGGGCGTCGATAGGCAGATTGAGCTTGCCTATCTCCTGGCAGAGCCGCCTGCGGAACTCGTAGGGCCTGAACCCGTTCTCACCCTGCCAGAGATGGCCGTGTATCAGCATCCTCCCGTTGCGATCAGAAAGGAGGCTGACCCAGGACAGGCGTGGCCTCGGCGAAGGAGGAAACCAAAGCCAATGGGACTCAGCCTCCTTCACATAAGGAGACAGATGACGCTGGTAGCCTTCAACGTAGGGGCAGATGATGTACTCAAAGCCCGCCGCAAAGTCGCGGTCGATCCGCTGCTGGGGTCCGAGCTTGTGGAACTTCGTGCCGTCCCGCCTCTGCCCGACCTGCTCTTTTTGGTGCGGGTCGTTCATGTACGTGTACTTGACTGCCGGGTGTTTGGTCAAGTCGGGCAGTTTGGCCTGCCAGGATGAATGAATGTCGAACAGGACGATGACATCCACGTCCAGGCCGGCCACGGCGTCCAGATCCTTGGTTACACAGACGACGGACTGGGCTTCGTCAGTCAAGGCCAGCATTTGGTCACGGTAGGTCGCCGAATAAGCGAGGGGCGACAACTTCGATTCCGCGTCAGGATAGAGGATTGCGCATCGCAAGAAGTTTCTCCAATCTGACCCTCTCGGCCCTGAGCACCTTGGCCTCTTCGACGTTGTTCATCTCCCACTCAGGGAGTTCGATCTTGTGGTCAATCATGTGCTTGATGAGTTTGATCCCCAACAGGGCAGCCTCTTCCATGACGGGCCGGATACGGGCCAGGGAATGGGGGCGATCCTGGAGGGCCTCAACAATCAGGTCCCACGCCTGTCTCTGAACCTCACAGATGGTACGTTGCTGATCGACGCGCCTTCCCTTGTTCGTGTTAAACACACTTGGCATAGTCAAATTCTCCTTTCTCTTTGATTACAACTTTGGCCCTGTGGCCCTTTGCGGCCAGCCTGAAGGCCATCTCCTTATGGTCCATTTCCATTCGCTGGTCCAGGGGGAACTTACAGGAATGGGTGTTGATGTAGAGTTCATCGATCTCGTCCAGGAGTCCGGCCTTGACAATGTGATCCATCAGCTCGTACTCGCCGCCCTCAATGTTCATCTTGACGACGACCTGGTCGGCCCGGTGGGCCTTGAGGAACTCCGACAGGATGATGGACCGAACCTCCTGGCCCTGGGCATAGTCCACGGCCCCCGTCTTCTTGCCGGGCAGCGCCGTGGAGCCTTCTCCGCTGTTGATCTGGCCCGGATACAGGGTCAGGGTACCATTGTGGCCCGATACGGCAGCCTGGACGCACGATACGTTGGGCAAATGCCGGGTCCTGTGCCACAGTTGGGCAAACGAAGGCCCCTCCGGCTCGAAGGCGTAGACCCGGTATTGTTCCGCATCGGGCCGAATCCTGTACCACCGATGGATGGTCTCGCCCAGGTGCGCCCCAATGTCGAGAAAGAGCTTGGTCTTCGTTGAAGGATGAGACAAACAATGCTCAATGGCATGTTGCATGGCCTCTCCTGCGGCTCGTTTGCCGAACAGGGATTCGGCCTGTTCCGCGTAATAGGGCCGGGTTCGTCGTTCGGTAATCGCCAGATCGATCTGGGCGGCCACGGCGTCGATGTCGTAATGGTCGGCCCGGTAGGGCGTGAACTGACAGCCTGCGCCCGCAACCACGGGCAGGCCCGCAGACAGGGATTCACGAATGATCCGGGTGGCGATCGTGTGGGGCGTGACCACCACGTCGCAGGTCGCATAGTAGTCGGCGATGTTGCCCACCTGCCCAGCCATCGAGCCGATGACTCCCTTGCGAACCAGGCCGTTCAAGAGGGGCATGATGACGGCCCTCTCTTTCTTGACCGGCAGGCCGACGATATGAATCCTGCCGTTGGGGGCGTACTTCTCGATATAGGCGGCTGCCGCCACGATGCTGTCCAGGGGGGTAAGATCGTCCCGCCAGATGTCGGCGATGAGGATCTTGGGATCGCCCGCCAGATTGAGTCTTTTGCCGCCGGCATAGGCGGGACCGTCGATCATGGCCGGTACGTAAAAGAGCTTTTCAGGAGGAATGATGGCCTCCCAATGATGACGAAATTCAGGCCAGAAGTAGATGAAGGCCCGATACCGCTGGTCGGCGGACCGATTGGCCACGCAATCGAAAATCAGATTGCCGTCGCTGACACCAAGCCGGTACGAGGATTCCGGGCGTCCATGCAGGGCCATGATGATGGGCCGGTCCATGCCCTCCAGTTCTGGGTGCAGGGCTGAATGGCGGACCCAGACGTCGGCGTCAAGCCCATACTGCCAAGGCTGTACCGTGATAGGGCCGTCCGTCTGGCCGACGTCCTTATCGCCCTCGACGCAACATAGTTGAGCGTCGATACCCATGGCCCGCTCGGACAAAATGAGGTCCCGGGCGGTATGGTAGAGACCACACCGCCCGGGGCCAAATACGCTGAACGCAGCGGTTCGGAGCATAAAACTCCTATCCTATCTGGTTGCTCAACATGACCATCATGTCGGAGATGCTGACACGAAGGTCGGAAACGTTCGCCCAGGCATCAGAGCCTTCCATCACGTTGAAGTCCGAGCAGAAAGCCCGAAGACCACTTTGGAGGGCGGTGAGATTGGACGTGCCGACGGTGATATCCGACTTGAAAATCACCGTATCGGACTTCTCCGACGTGATATCCGACTTGAACACGACAATGTCCGACTTGTGGGACGTGTTGTCCGAAGACAGGAAGGTGTCGTTGCTCTTCAGGGCCGTGATATCCGATTTGAATACAACCGTGTCCGACTTTTCCGACGTCATATCGGAAACGAGGACCACGTCGTTACTCTTGAGTGATGTGATGTCCGACTTGAACACCACGATGTCCGACTTGTGAGAGGTGTTGTCGGACGACAAGAACGTATCGTTCGACTTGAGTGCAGTGATGTCGCTCTTGAACACCACGGTATCGGACTTCTCGGAGGTCATATCCGACGACAGGAAGGTGTCGTTGCTCTTGAGTGACGTGATGTCGCTCTTGAACACGACGCCGTCGGATTTGACCGTGTCCGCATCGGACTCCATCCAGGTGATATTGGATTTCACGTTGTCCGTGAGATCGGTCTTGATGTAGGTGATGTCCGACGTGGCCGTGTGAACATCCGAGACCTGCCAGACGTTGTCTGACTTGAGATAAGTCAGGTCCGATCGATCAGAGACGTTGTCCGACTTGTAGATCACCGCGTCTGACCGCAGTGCCGCGATGTGACTGGCGTTGACCGTCCGGTCCGACTTCAAGACCACGATGTCGCTTGTGGCGGTGACCAGGTCGGAGGTATCCGTCGTCGCGATAGCATCACTGACGATCTTGAGATTGCTCTTGAGAGAAACCACGTCGCTCTTGAAGATCACGGTATCCGACTTCTCGGCAGTGATGTCGGACTTAAAGACTACGATGTCCGATTTGTGGGCGGTGTTGTCGGAGGCCAGGAAAGTCCGATCGGACTTCAGCGACACGATATCGCTCTTGAACACGACCGTATCCGATTTCTCGGAAGTGACGTCCGAGGCCAGGTAGGTCTTGTCCGACTTCAGCGAGACAATGTCGCTCTTGAAGACGACCGTGTCCGACTTCTCCGCCGTTACATCAGAGGCGATGAAGGTCCGATCCGACTTCAAGGAAACGATGTCGGATTTGAAAACTACCGTGTCCGACTTTTCGGAGGTCATGTCCGACTTGAGGACGACAACGTCCGATGTTGCCGTAACCACATCCGACGCATCCACCGTTTCTCCGGACTTCAGAGAGGTGATATCCGACTTGAACACGACGGTATCGGATTTTTCGGCAGTCATGTCCGACTTTAGAACGGTAATGTCCGACGTGGCCGTACTCAAGTCCGACGTGGCAACGGCGGCCGTCAGGGTGAGAACGTCGCTTTTGAGAACGACGACATCAGAATTGGCCGTGTTGATATCGGACTCGGCCTCGTTGATCCATTTTGTGGCCGGATCGGTCGAGGCTGTCCACCACCGAGAATCGGGTCTGCGGCCACTCAGACTATTATCCATGTTGGCCATGATTCATACCCCTTTCTAGGTGATGTTGGACGCCGTCACTTGGGTTGACTGCTGTGGGTTGTAGGGCAGGATGAAGGCGTCGATTTTGCCCGAACTGACGTCGCCAGACCCGGTCATAACGACGCCGAAGTAGTCGACGGTATTGCAGCCGACCGGAAGATTCTCCACGAACAACCATTTCCCCGCTATGGCAGCGGCCTGGAGGACAATCTCGCCAGTAAGCAAAAGGGTCCCGTCGGTGATGGTGGCGCCCGTGTGCTTATACAACTTGATCGTGATACTGGTTCCTGCGCTCGGGGCCGTGTTGACCCTGACGCAAACGAAGGCGTCCACCCCAGCTTCGGGATAGAGGTTGTTTTCGTCCCAATTCAGGACGTTTGTGCAGATGGTAGTCGCGCCGTTGGGCATCGACTGTCCGTCTGCGAACTCGAAAAGAGCATCAAAACGCATGTGCGGTCTCCTTTAGCTCAAGACGGACTCGGTTTCGGTTATCGCGTCACAGACGCGAACGGGCATGCCTCGGAACATACGGATCGGGACGCCCCAGACGTTGTCGCTGGACCAGATGACGTTGCCCTTGAGGCTGGCGTCGATGTCCAACTGGGTGGCAACCGCCGTGTTGCAGTACATGATGATCGGCGTGGCCTTGTCCGTGAAGTCGTTCTGGGCTTCGATGAGGACCCTACTGTCGAGGCACTGGGCATCGGACCAGGACGGGTTGATGTTGCAGATCCTCTTGACCCTGCGGGTGTCGCCGATGAGTAGGCCGATGTTCCAGGCCCACTCGACTACCTTGAACCACGCCTTGTTGCTGTCGTCTCCATCGAGGAGCTGGTCGGGCATCGGTTCGCGGGTCAGGCCGACGGCCGGATCGAACCGGGGTCGCAGGAGACCGCATTCGCCTTCCTTCCATTGAACCAGCCATGCACTGGTGACTGATCCGGCCGTCTCGCCGTTGTTGTAGACGCTGTTTGCGGCTACGGCCCCGTATCGGACGTGCAGGCCGTCGAACTCTTCGGGGGCCGTGATGCTGGACCCGTAGAAGATCGTGTTGGCCGTTTCCTGGGCGAATCCTTCCTGGAAGGCCCGCTCCTGCTGGGAGACGTACCCTTCCGGGTTGGGTTGGATGCGAAGCAGGTCCTTGTTGATCTGCTCCCTGAGCTTGAGGGTCCCAATGCCCTCGGTGAACGGCTGCTGTCTGGCAAATCCTGTGGTCCATCCGTTTCCGATCTTCGTCCATACGGGCTGAGGAAGGGATGTCCGCCGAGAACCCCGGTGACTGACCATGTCGGTGGCCTCAATCGTCGGGGCGTCGAAGACGATGGGATTGACCTCGGAAATGACCTCCATGACAGGCAACAGTTCATTGTTGTGGGTCGCAGCGAGAATGTTCAAATAGTTCTCGCGCGTCGTGAATGTCTTTGTTGCCATAGGGATACTCCCACATCAAGAGTTACGTTTGACGTGAGGTTCCCTGCGAAGTGCAGACCCCACTACCCTTTAACCAGGGTAGGTGGTCCTACTTTTGGACCGAAGCAGTCGGACCCCTCAACGAGGGGGTGCCCCGGCACAATTCTGAACACCTCTTATCGGAGGCGGTTGACTCTGTCAAGCAGTTTTTGTATAGGCCATTCTCGAAAAGTCGAACCCGCGGCCCACAAACCAAGCGTGCTCCTTGGGATACTTGGTGGCGTTCTTGTAGAGGTCCGGCCACTCTGGATACCTGGGCTTCCAGTCCTTATCCGGGCTTCCGCTTCCCCCGGACTTGCCTTGGATGAACTGATCGTCGCCGAGGTGTTCGGCTATGGCCGACAGGAATTCGACCATGATGGGATCTCGGCCAAGCGTCTCAACCACGGCCTCCGGAGTCGTGGCCCCCATGGCCTTGCGGTGGTCCTCGGTTGTGAAGGCGATATAGACCTGTGCGGCCTTGGCCAGAATCTTGGGCAGTTCCTTACCGTATTTGCCTTCGAGGGCCTGCTTGGCTGCGGCGGCGCGTTCCTGCTGGGCCTGGACGGCGGCACGGGCGGCGTCCAACTGTACGGAGTTGAAGAATTTGTGGGCCTCCTTGGCAATCCCCTTGGGGATACCCAGCTCCACGGCCCTGGCCGCCCAGGCCTTCTCCGCGGCCTCGTCATAAGTGGCCCCGGCAGGCAGATCCTTGGGCCGCTCGAACTCGTACTCCTCCGGCTTGGCCCCGGCGCCCAGGTGTTTGCGGGCGAACTCTGGAAAGTCCTTAAGGTCCGTGGGCACGCGCGGGCGTCTGCCTATCTCGCTGCGGTCGGCCACCACACTGGTCACCAAGCCCGCAAGATTCTTGACGTTGGCCGTCTTGAGCATCTCGGCCCCGGCGATCTCAGGCGGCAGGCCCAACTGTCCGGCCCAACCCTCTTTCAACGATCCGTCATCTTCGATGAACTCCTTGATTCCAGGCATTATTTGCCCTCCTTCGTGGGACGTTCTATGGTTGTCAAAATCCTATCCAGCGGAGCATTCATTTGTCGTTGAATTGCCTCCATTATGCTCTTTGTTGGAATCTCACGATCCTCGTCGTTCCAATCCTCTTTGTCTTTGCGAAGAAGAAGAGTCATAGCAGCACAGTACGTCGAGCCAATCAACTCGCACACAGTATCCTTCGCGTTGATTTTGTCGTTGGCAGTACAGGGGTAAACGACACTGCGTTCGCCTATCCATAAACACAGCTCCGACGTATCAATATCGAGAGCCACAACTAAGCCCCTTAATTCAGCGGCTGGCATTATTTGGCCTCCTTCGTGGGATCAACGGGCGCCGGATGGTTCTCGGCGTCTAGTTCCTTGGCCCGCTTCTCGATCATGGCCGGGGTGATCTGGCCCTTAAACTTCGGGAACAGGTCGCGGAAGCCCAGGTGAATCGCGGCCAGGAGCGTGACGACCTCGTCCTTCTCGGTCTGATCTGGGGCGATATCGCAGTCGATGACCGACACTCCGCCTGCGGTCTGGACATTGATGGCACCGATAATCCTGTCCACCTCTCCGTCACCATGAAGCTTGGCGCCTTCATAAAGACAAACGCTAAACTTCTTGATATGCCTGAACTTCCTGATCTTTTCCGGGTCAAGACCCTTGAGGTGTGCCCGGGCCTCCATCTCATTTCTGAGCTTTGCCATCTTTTGAATCCTTTCTTTGTTCTGGTCAATGGATTACTCGGGCTCATCAAGAAGGAAGCCCCTAAATGTCCTTCCTTTAAGGGACATCCCTTCATAAAACGCTCTTCCGGCCTGCTTGGTCTTTTCTCTCTCAAATCCCTCAAAATCGGCGGTTTCACAACAGGAATTATCATTGTCGAGCGGAACGCCAAAATACGTTCTATTCGTCAGGCTCATCCCGGAAAAAAAGAATCTTCCGGCCTCTCTAATATCTTGTACGCTTGCCATGTTTTGCCTCCTTATTGGGTGCCTGTTCCGGGGCTTTCATTCGTCCGCGATGAGGAGGTCGGCGTATTTTGGAAACCTGATGCCGAGATTACAGAAGTTCGTCACGCGGTGCATGTCCGAGTACAGAGAGGAGGCGGTTACTCCAGCCATGGAGAGACCCCGAAGCATCTCACCCATATCTGAACAGTCCAGCTCAAACCCAACAAGAAGGTCCTTGCTCCCGTACTCAGCTTCAAGATATCGTGCCCAGATATCGACGGGCCTTTCGTCCTCGCAGATCGTGAAGATTGTGGATTGGGACATAAATTTCCCATAGGGTGGGGCAATGGGGCTAAAATAGTCGAACGGAGCCAAAAGGGCTTCGTCTGATTTTGCTTCCCTTGCCTTGTGCGAGGCAGATTTGAGGGAAAGTTCTCGGCACGTCCGATACCTCAAGGCATATATGCAGCCCTTCTCGTTTCCGCCCATGATCGCCTCAATCGCCTGATATGCCGCCACCAAAGGCGATGTGGTCCACGCAATCAATGGAGTAGCCAGTCCGTAGTAGTGGCCGAGCGACCAGATGTGATTGGCGTTGATCGCCTTGGCCATAGCCAGGTGTTTCACTTCTGAGATTGACAAGTCAAATCCATCCAACCGGCCCTTTGCGGCATACAGATAAGATTGCCTTTGCCGGACCAGGGCATCTTGGCGCATAGATCCTCCGGGTCCGGTATAAAGTTTATCGAAATCAGACCTCAAATCCAGACCCCTTTGTCCTCTCCAGATGGTCGGAATAGAGGCGTTTTCAGTAATCAGCCTATAAAGGCCTTCTGTGTTCTTTATGATTTCCATGTGTGTTCTCCTTTCTCCGTTTGATTTTTTCCTTTGGAAGATAGTCCGTGACGCCTTTTATCCGGCCACGCAAATCACGAGCCAATCCGGTTGTGTCTACATTATAATCAAAGTCCGTCCAAGTCTCCCATTCTCCAACGTGCGATTGACTAGTCTCTATCGCCAATCGCCCATCAGGTAAACGCACGGTCTGTTTCTCGGCGGAAGAATTCCATCCGGTAAACGTATCTCCCATATTATTCTGCCTTCCCTGTCGCCACTTCTTCATTCATTTTGGGTACGGCCTGTTCAGCGGTAACGGCGTAATGCCCACGAGGGCATCCACGATTGTCTTCTCCTGCTCCTCCGTCCAGATCCCCATATTGACCAGGATTTCGGTCCCAAAGGCCCGCAGGATGGCCCGGTCCCTGGCTACGCGGTCGGGCTGGTCGTATTTGAACTCCTCCGGGGGCCCCAATAGAAAGGCGTTCTCCAGAAGGTCCTGGAGGACGAGCCTGCCCGCGGCCGTCTCAAATACCTGCCGGTAAGCCCGGATGCGGTCTTGCTGAGTCTGAAAGGTCACTTCTTCTTCCTACTCATGGCCCGGTGTGCCGCCTTGGCCTTGGCGACACTGGAATAGGTCCTGATCTTCTTGCCCTTGTCCTTGCCATGACAGTGGTACACACTCTTGCCCTTGCGCACAGTTCACCCCTTTCTGTCGTTCCATCTTTGAATGGCCTGTTCGCGGGATAGATCAAATGCGTTCGGCGGCGATACCGACAACGGACACTGGTCGTATCCGCAACCCACGGCCCATCGCTCTGGATTCGGCTTCAATATGCGCGGCGTTGCGCCGCACCACGGACACGGCAGGGGCTCTTCCGGCAGGATCTCCAGCCAGTTGGCCGGAATGACATCTCTCCTCCCAAGTACCCGGTAGATAGAGATCAGCCCTTTGGGCGGCATGTCTTGCACGTTCTGGACCGTACCAAGGAAGCTAATCATGTCTGTGCTCATCCAAAAAAAGGTCCCCTGTTCGACTTCCAACTTCACCGTCCCATTGCCTGCCACCTCGACAATATGAACCTCTTCCAGTCTCACGATCTCATCCAACGTCTTGATTCTAGCCTTCATCTGTTCCTCCTATCCGGCCATGTTCGCCATGGCCTCCATCGGACTGCCTTTCTCGATCGGCTTGGACAACTTGGGTACGGCCTGTCCCGCCGCCGCCGCCTGTTCCATTTGCATCTTCTGATTGAGTGCGTCCTGTCGGCCCTGCTGGATCTGGCGGACCTCGTCGTCGTCGAACATGAGTCGCTGCGGGAAGCCGGACGAAACCAGGATATCCTCGCCCGTCTCAGACCAGTTGACGCGGTCGCCCATTTCGGGGTGAGTCTGTTCCAGGGGCAGGATCATATTGAGGCCTGTCTTGATTCCCCTCATCCTAAACAACTGCTCCTGTGCCTGAGCCAGGGGTCCGATGAACCGCGGCTTGATGACGTTCTTGCCCTGGTACTCGTCCAGTTGGCCGGGCGGGTCAGGCAGGCGTCCGGCTCGCTGGGTTATCGCGGCCTTCTTGTCCCAGATAGGTGTGACGAAGTCGCGGTACAGGTTGCCCACCTGCGAAACGAGCAACACCGCCGTCTCGGCCTGCCATTCCATGATCTGCGTGGCGGTGACCCGCTCCTTGCCCTTTTGTGAGGCAATCATGTTGAGGCCCTTCCAGAAGGTGTATCCGTACCGACCCCGGATCAGATCATTGCAGGCATTCTCCCGGTCCAGGCCGATGGGGAAATTGAGGCCCTGGAAGATGGGCGAGATGACCTTCTTGGGGTCCCGGTAGAAGTTCCGGCCGTGCGGAAGGAGTGAGTAGTCGTTTCGTAGTTCCTCCGGGATCATAAAGGCCGGGTCAACGGACAGGTGCGAAGCCAGGAGCAGGTCCTTGCCGAACTGTTGGCTCTTGTATATCTCGACCATGACGTCCATGGCCGGGCTGTACCCGTTTGACTCGTCCGAGTTTCTCCTGAAGAGCCAGACGGTATAGGGGTTGAAGTCGAAGCCCTTGAGGCGGACCATCTGGGCGACATTGCCCTGCCGTGGGGTCGAGCCGGGCAGGATGGGTCCGCACTCGATATAGACGCTGGCCCACGGCTTGAAGGTCTGCTTGGCCTCAAAGACGGCCTCGTCGTCGTTCTTGCAGACGCAGTGCAGGAACTCGTACTCGTTGTGATCTTGGGCGGGGTCCTGGGAATCCTTGACAAGCTCCTTGGACAGGCGGTCGTCCGGGCCCTTAAAAAAGATACGGGCCTGCCGGGCGGTCATCGTGAACTTGCGGTGAACGGCAATCACGCGGCCCCAGAAGTCGAGCATGATCCATATCTGCCTCGGATGACAGACGAGGTCCATGGCCACACCGTCGTCGTCCAGGGTGACCATCGTCGCGTTCCCTACCGACGCCCCATCCCGCAGGCCCTCCGGGAACACCTCGTAGAAGTTGCTCTCCCCGAACTCGAACATCATCTGTTCGTTGTATTCCTGGCAGTAACGTCGCAGGGCGGGAGATTCTCTGGCCTTGCGGGTATTCAGGCGGGTCTCGAACCAGGGCATGGCCTCGGAGATCCCCCAGCCGAGCACTCCATCCACCCAGGTCAGCATGGCGTCCTGGGCGACCGCCGAGTACATCTTGGACTGTCGATACTGGCCCCGGCTGGCTCCGATCCAATCCTGTCTGCGCGGATTCACCCAGTCCGAGGCGTCCTGCATGAGTCCTTCGTATTGCTCCCGGTCGTCCTCCATCTCCTTCTGGCGGGCGACGAGGCTGGCTGTAATCATGTCGAGTATCATGGGGATCTCCTCAACGGAATTTGATTCCATCTATCAATAGCCTTTCCCTTGGATACAAATAAAGATGTCATTCCTACTTCAATTCTTACCAGAACCGCCTTCTTTTTCGCAAAATCCCGATATTCTCTCATCTTCTTCCATCCTCCGCGAAATATAAGGTCGGCACAAGCCAGCGAACAAACTGTCGCATTGAATATATTCCCTCCGCGAGAACTACTTTTATCGAACGTCCCTATTATCTGACCCGGTTCCATAGCATCGTTACACCATGGCTCCATGTTAAACTCCGTCCCACAGATATCGCATTTTTTAAGACAGAGATTTGGCCTTCGCTGAAAGTAAACCGTGGCTTTTCCCATAATGGCTGATTTGATTTCAACATTCATAGCGAGGTCACCTTTCTGGACGTCTGCGGCCAGGCCTGCGCCAACTCCCCGGTGAACAGGGTTGGCTTGGGCGTAAGGGATTTCTCGGTTTGGATGATCTGCGATCGTTCCTCGGAGAAGAGGTTTTGCTGCAAACTGCCCGGCGTGCCGGCCAGACTGCCGCTCATCCTGCCGCCGAGCCGCAGGACCTCGTTGCGAACGGAGAAGACCGAGGCCTCTACGCTGGGCGAACTACTCGTGGGTTGAGTTGGGGCGGGCGTATCGAAGATACTCTTCGGCATTTTGAGTACGCCTGTTGCCAAAAGAGCAAATGGAAACAACAAGGGTAATAGGGCGGCAAGCATTATCATCGTAGTCCATCCATCAAAGGGTCATATTGTTCCTCGGCCTTGGCGATCGCGGCCTCGCGGTACGATTGGGCCGCGGGCCTGTCTGCCCTCTCCTCGTCCCCGCCGCACATCCAGACGGCCCTGAACGCGGCCTCGGCCTTGTCGCCGTGCCCATCGCTGGTCCGGGGATGTATGACGCTGATCGTTCGGCCCTGTCCGTAGCAGATGTCGGTTTCCTTGAGGGCATCGTACAGGCCGGGGTCGAAGGGCAGTTCCAGTTCGTGGGCCAGGAGCTTGCTCTTGAAGTTCGTGAAGGCTACGCCGGACATGGGGCTGGTTACGACCTCCAGGCCGCAACTCTTGAGGAAGTGCGCCACCCACCCGCCCGCGTAGCGGTCGATGCAGGTCTCCCAAAGGCTGTACCGGCTCACAAGTTGTTTAATGCCAAGCCGCAGTTCGTCGGCGTCCTTGGTGTCCCAGGACAGCACGCAATTCACGACGACGACGTGGCGGTTGGTGTCCATGTGGGCGACGGCCATCGAGAACCGGTCCCGGCCCGACAATCCGCTTTGGTCGATCCCGGCAAAGTACATCTGGCCCGAATCGGGCGGGATCTCGTCCACCATCAGGCGGACGGTGTCGATATCCTCCGTCCGCAGGGCATTGGTCAGGCTCTCCGCGAACTCGGCCCCGAACTCCCGCCGGGCGTTGTCGGGATTGCGGCGGTACTCATCCTTTATAAGGGCCATGTCCACGCTGGGATTGGTGACCCAGGTTGGGGCATGGCAGGAAAAGCGATGCGTCAGGGGGCAGCCGGCCGCCAGGGCGTCCACCGATTCCTTGTCCAGGTCCCAGAACAGGCCCGTCTTGGTCGCGGGCGTGGAGATGAACGCCTCCTTGCCGCCCTGGACCTGAGAAAGCCTGGGCCGCAGGCTGTCGTAGACGACGTTGTCCTCGCGGGGTCCGGTCTTGCGATAGTGTGCAACCTCGTCGAAGATCAACATGAAGGCAGGCAGGCCCCTGGCCGCCGTATCGTTGTAGGGGAAGCTCTGGATGACGTTGGCGTTCTTGAGGACGATCCGGGTCATGGACGCCTTGTCGGTGGCGGCCAGGTGGGCGAGCTTTGAGTTGTACAGGCGCTGTGTACACTTCATCTGGACCACGTCCTGGGCCTGCTTGAGGCTCGTGGCCGTGATGATGCAGTACAGGTACTCGCCGGGCTTGACGTACTGACGCCACCGTGGCCGTGTGGACTCAAAGAGAGCCAGGCCGGAGATGGACTCTGATTTGCCCCCTCGGGCGCCCAATCTCATCTGGATCTGCTGTTTCTCGCCGTGGCCCAGGCACTTGAATGTGGTATCCCCCGTGATCTGTGCGTAGAACTCACGGTCCTTCTGCGTCATGGGCAGGTCGTAAATGGCTCGGAAGATGACCTCCTGGGCGTGGTACTTGACGAAATCCCAGTCCATCCAGTCCCGCAAAAAGGTAACGATATCGGCCCGCTCCCAGGGCTCACTGCACACTACGATATCGGGGGAACCTTCATCCATGCCCAAATACCTCTAACCAGAGGCGATTGGGATGTCAAGGGGATTTTAATGGGCGGCGTTGGGCGGTCCTTCCCGCCACAGGGCCAAAACGTCCTCTGCCAGCCGTTCCTCTCCGCCTTCCAACCCAATCTCGGCGGGGACTATGACGGGGACGGTCATGCCTTCCTTGTAGACCGAGATGGCCGTACCCTTGCGGATGGGCATGGACCGGATGTTTTCACGCGGGATGCCGCCCGCGACCAACAACTCGATGACTCGTTCGGGACTCATCTGATACACGGGGTCATGCCTTCCTCCAGCCCGCCATCTCTAAAACAAGCCTAGCATCTCGATCGTTACCGTTGTGTCCACAGCAAATAACGGCAATCCACTTCTTGTCGGACATAACCTTCCGTATGTGCCCACAATGACTACAGCGGTAGCGGCGTAGGCGTTTCTTCATGGCTTCCTCCATCCCGCCTTACCCTTGGGCCGGTAGATGATTTTCATTGAGGGTCTCCTTTTGTGTCGTCAAACAACAAGGGCGTCCTGCTCGTCCATGCTTTTGAGCGGGACGAGCATCATTTCAGATAGCCTCCCTCTTTGAGGGCAGACTCAAGATTTATTTCTTCGTCTGCCAATCCGGCCCAATTAGACGCTTTCAAGCACACCACTGCCGCCTCTGCGATCTTCCGCAGTCGAACAAGTTCTTCCTTGTCGTCCTTGTGGGCCTTGATGGCCATGTCATATCCTCGAATAAAAATAGGTCATTTGTGTTCGTCAAAAAGAGTAGTGACATCGACCCCGTTGACTATCAACATCTCTGGGGCTACAACAAATTCGCCCGTCTTGCCGAGTTGCCCTTGCGACAAAAGGGACTTGGTCTGAAAGGCCTCAATGTGCGTCCATGCGGATCGAGGGTACAGTTCCTCCAATAAGGGGTCCTGGTAGTAAGATACGACCACGCGGGCCTGTCGAAATCGGGCCAGCGTCTCGGCCAGTCTGGCGTGGTCCTCCGGCTTGAAGTCGTGGATGTACCTGGCCCCCTTCTTGAGGTAGGGGGGATCTACATAGATAGCGGTCCCGGACTTATCTTCGATGCGGGGTATCAACTCAAAGGCGTCCCGCTGTAATATCCAGACACCTCTCAGTCTATTGGCCCAGGCAGGAATGGAATCAACCGCCGATTTAAATCGAGTCGCCGGATCTCCGCCGTTGGCGGTGTAGCGAACACAGAAGGATGTGTTTGACTTGCGAGTTCCGGCCACACCATTCTTGCCCATCCATGATTCTACAAAGAAGTCATAGGCCGCGTCCAGTCCTGTGCGATCGGGATATTCTTTCTCTCTGGCCTTGGCCTCAAGGAAAACCGTTTCGCAAAAAGTTGTACGCAAAAGCCGCTCAAAGAGGGCAGGGCCTTCGTTGGAGGCAACTACCTTAGCTAGATTTACAACGTGCCCATTCATGTCGTTCAGCGTCTCATTTCTACAGGCTTGCTTTGCGAACAGAACCGCCATCGATCCACAGAACGGCTCCCAGTAGGCGTGATGTTTGCCCAAGAGACGGACGATGGTAGGGGCAAGGGTGCGCTTTGCACCGAACCATGGAGCAAGGCCGGTGATCTTCATTTCACTTTCCATTGAGCCTCCATCCCGCCCTAAAAAGACAACTCATCAATCTCTGATTGAGTAGGCTTACGAACCTTCTTGTCCTTAAAGGGGACCTCTTTGATAGGGTGGGCACAGTAGGGACAAAAGTGAAATCCATTGGCTGTCGGTCCGCCCTCATGAAATTCATGGAACGTTCCACATTCCCATCCTCCATTCTCCTCCTCCCTCCACTCGCACGGCTCCGTCATCCTCTTGGCGTGGGCAAGAGCAAGCTCATGGGACAGACTTGTAGTTTCACCTTGTTCTCCCCACATTTTTAACCATTCCTTGCAATCTTCCTCGCTGTTCGGGTCAAAGTCTTTCATGCTGTCTCCTTTCAAAGAACGGGGACCTTAGGCCGATGGATTCAAGCATTTCCCTTAGCCTTTGCAATACTCTGTTCAAACCGAATCTGACACGCCTTGCCTTCCCTCGACTTCATGTGCTTGTGTCGAATTGCCTTATTGACACATCCCAGGCATAGCCCATTCTGGCTTGCCCCAGGCTTGCCACACTCGACACATCTTTGGTCTAGGTTGATCCTTATTTCTGCTTTCATCTTTCTCCTTTCTCAAAGAACAGGGACCTTAGGCCGATGGATTCAAGCATCTTGTCAGTCTCCTGTTAATCCTTCGTCTATCTTACGACACATTTGGCATGGATACGCCTTCCCTTGGGGACGACTCTTGCGTGTGATCCATTTCGCGTGACCGCACTTCAATTCAAGAAACCAGATCAGTTTATTCATGGGGGATCTGGTGATGGACAGGAATTCCTGTCTATATGTTTTATGCTTACGCACCTTATGAATGAAACTGACGTGTCCGTTGCGGTAATCACAGTGAGTACAACTCGTATAGGAATGATCTGGATGATATGCCATCCTTCCCTTCTTACATTTCGGGCATCGCATACTCTTTCTCCTTTCAAAGAACAGGGACCGCAGGCCGGGCTTGAGTACCGACTCCCAGAGGAGCGATGCGCCCCACGCGCAAAGATGCTTGCAAGACATCATCGAGTGTTCACGCATTCCTGACGATACCATCTGGGCCTCATCGTCGCTTATAGGCGTGTCCTTCCATGCCGCTGCGGTCCCTTGTTCGTCACTCATCTTCTATAAACGGAGAGTGAGGGATCAAAGCTCCATCCTGGACAGGACATCAGCGATAACCCCCCTGCTTATCTTGAGGCTGTTTTCAATAGCCTTGAGGTCCCTGGCTATTGGGGCCGCCGGGACAGATTCGGGGCCGATCTGATCGCCGGGGATGGTGGGTACGCTTGGTCTGCAAGCGCCCATTAACCGCTGATTTAAGAGGGTGGCGATCTCTTCATACTCCTTTGCAAGCGCCATTAGGGCGTTGATCCCAACAGTTATTGCGCCTTCTCTTTGTCCAGCCTTCGCGTCATTCATTGTAGCTCCTTTCAAAATTTGTCCTTGTCCGGCCCCCTACTCATCTTCGTCCGCCACGGCCTTATTTCCGCCGTCCCAACTGTTGGGCTCGTGGATCTCCGCTTCATACGCCTGGTTAAACTCCTGGACCGAGAAGGGTTTGTCCTGGAAACGGAGGGCCAGCCTCTCGCAGATGTACGCCATCTCCCGGTGGTTTGCTTCCTGGGCCGGGGTCCACCTCCGGAATAGGGACGTTTCCGGGTCCGCGGCCGTGCCATCGGGGCACGAGCCGTTCTCGTATGGTTCTTGCATCTGATTTCGTCGCCTTGCAATCGCCAGAACGCGCCACTGCGTCATCGTAATCCTCTTGGGCGACAGTCGTCATTGGACTCCATAAAAACCCCGAGCCCGCGGCCATGACATACCACGGGGCGTGCCTTTCGCGGGTCGGGGTTCAACAAGATGTCAGGATCATTGTCATGGCAGGGGAGAGACTACCGCGGACCCCTTGAGATGTCAAGAGGAAAATTGACTATTCATCTTATCAATCCGTCCGTCCCATGCGTCTCCAGCATTCCCTGAACAGGTACTCTTGTAGATAGGCTGAGGCTTCGTGGTCGTCCGTCACTACAACCGAAGCGTTTCTAAGGATGTCGAACGCAGTGTGATGCGTCTCATGACAGAGATCATAGACGAGATCGGCCGACCTCTTTGTCCTGTTCGTAGTCCAGATTAGGTACTCAACGCCCTGCGTCTTCGTGTTCACAATAGTCATAGCATGGCCCGCATGTCGAGGTGAAATCGCATCACGAATACCAAACCGCTCGGCTATATACTCATTCGCCGCAGCCGCGGGCCCATGCAACAGGCAAAGGTCAACGCCGTAGATAGGTACATAAAAAATCCACCGCCTCAAAGTCAAAATCTTCTTCATCAATCACCCCTTCCTGTCCCAGTGCCGCCCCCTGTCCATCAACCGCCTCACCCTGAACGGCCGAGGGAATGCCTGCGTAGCCCCGTCGATGTACGCCCACCTCCTCCAGTACGCCAGGCCACAACCCTCGTACATCCCCGCCTTGCAGATGCACCACGCGTACACGCCGCCAAGCCGCTCAGCCAGCCCTTCTTTGCCGTAGAGTAGTTTCGTCATGCCGACAACCCGGCCTCCTTTTGCGACATCCCCTGTCCGGCAACTTCCTTGCCCCGAACGGCGGGCCGTCATTCCGCACCATTCCGCACCATTCCGCACCATTCCGCACCATTCCGCACCATTCCGCACCAAACTGATTTCAGGCCCCGACCTTTTGTCTACGAAGCCTACGAATACCCAGCCTCTCCCTCAGGTTCTTCTCGATAACAGAGATCATCGCCCCCGTAAGCCCAAGGGCCTCCCCCGCCTCTTTCTGAGACCTCCCCTCTCCATACCTGCACACGAGGACGAGCCAGTCCCGGTCTGAGATGTGCCTCCTCGCCTTAATCGCCTCAAGCTCCTCTTCCACCTCAAGGGCACTATCCGCATCCAGCGTCCCGGGGAGAAGGTCATCCATGTCTGCCCCCTCCGCAACAATCTCAGAAAACCTCGACGTCCCCAAGAAAACTCCTCCGCCCTTCTGTCTACGACAGGCGCGCGCCCTGCGGATGTACTCGAGAATCGCCCCCCGGACGTAAGGCGTGATGAACGTGATGAACTTCCCCTTCCCAGGTTCCCATCGATCGACAGCCTTGAGCCCCCCCAGAAGTCCAATCTGAACGAGATCCTCCACATCCACCACAGCGTCGGAGTAGCCCGTCCGCCACGCCCAGTACCTCGACACGCGCATCATCGTCTCCACAAGGACCTTATCGATAGGCAACACCGCTCGTTCCATCAATCCAACCACCTTAAACTCTACCCAGAACGGCATACGTCATTTCTTGCCCTCGAAATCCGTAAAGCCAACGGAAATCTCCGACGCCGCGAACACAGCCTTCGAAGAACAGCTACATTATCCGGATGACACCAGAGCCGTTCTCTATTCACCAAAAAAAACAACGGCTCCTGCCGCAGAACCTCCTTGATTTTGTCAGGACGATTCAATCTCTTCCATCGCTTGTATCGAATCACCCCATGTGTCCTGGGCAACAACCCACTTGTCTCAACGCGGTATCCAAGAAAAACCTGGAGCAAACTATCTTTTATCTCCCGTACCGTCAGACCACCGGCAGTTGGCAGTAACTCCCTGTCGCAAGCACATCCCGCCTTGTAGCCAATAGGACGAGGGTAGGGCCATAACTGCTCAAGATCAGACAACTTACACCGACCGGCCGTGTACCCTTCATCCCAATCCGGCTGACCATAAATATCAAACATCTTAACCTCCTGTTATCCAGAAACTCACTCCTCATCTCAGAGAGTCGGTTCAAGTAATTTATTACACCTCTGACAATTGGTCTTACGAGCTCGCTCATGCCATCTATTCGGATTCATACCTGTACCCTGTTAAAAGAGGGGAATCTGAGAACTTGGGTCGCCTGCCCCAGAAGAACACTCTGTATTGTCAGGTTCAATACTCTCCTTCCCCCCGTCCACCCCTACCCGCCCCCCCTGTTTGTGTTGGGCCCGCCCCGCCATGTCCAAGGATGTCCAATCATGTCCAAGGTTGTCCACCGCATGTCCAAGGATGTCCAAGGTCTGCTGTTGGGTGTAGTTGGGAGGCTGCCCGGACTGACCAGCACCATCTATAGTGCCTCCCTGTGCCTGACCTACTACCTGTGGTAAGATCATGCCCTGTGCTATCTCTGCCCTCGTGCTGATGTTGACTGCATCCACGTATCCCCATAACTCAGCCTCAGTTACAATCCTTACAGATGATACCCTGATCCAGGCCGTACACTCGCCACGCCTGCCGCCTGCCATCATCGCAGCATGACGCACGATGCGGCCGCCACCCGTATTGAGCTCGCCCCAGACTATTACGTACTGCTCCCGGCAGATGCACTCACAGGCAGCCACCGCCTCATCACCCTCTACTATACAGCAGATCTTATGGTCCACGTCCGGACGCTGATTGGGATTGTAAGTGATTAACCACCAAGCACATACAACACGCTTGAGCATGGTTGGAGAGGCATTGCGGAGGAGGATAGGGTCGTGGTATACTTTCCCGCCCTGCTTAATCATTTCTTATCCTAGTATAAGCCGACGTGGTCGCACCGGCCCCTTTATCCCCCGGTTAATCCCTAGTAATTCCCTAGGAATAGGGCGTGATTTATCCATGGTGTCTTGGGTATACACTACAGGTAGTGGTTTTAGGATCAGTTTTATCTTGCGTGGAAGGGCGCAAGGCAACCCCTATGCGGTTTGAGGCAATTGAGCGATAAGTACAACCGCATTAAGGACTTAGTTAATACGCTCATGCCTGCCAAGGGTTATGGTTGCCGGCCCCTTGGCCTACCCGGGTAATCCTTCTGGGAGTCCGGGATTAGATCGGATTGCTGCACCCGACCCGCAACCCTCTGGATATGTCCATTGTTTGGGGACACCGTGGCCCACGGGGTTATCGCGAGCATCCTTGCCCGACGGTCCGGCCTTACCTATGGCCACAAGCCGGATCACGTGAGCTAACAGATTGTTTGTATGCACGAAAGAGTCTGTCTACCACGGCGCACTGCTTTCGCGTGAGCAGGGCTCCGCTGTAACATCCGCAGAGAAACGACAATTCCCAGGGGGTAAGTTGCGCTTTTGCTGGGCCGAGCAAGTACATGATTTTCTTATCCGTGGGCGTCTCGTGCTCGGCGGGATCGTAGGTGGGTCTGGACGGATCTCTGGTGATCTGGGCCGGGCCTCCGAGCGATCTATGCATTTTGCCCCCCAGGCTGGCGCAGAAGTAAAGCCCCGGCTCTAGGTCCGGGGCTCTTGTTGTTGTCTCGATCGAGCTTGATGGTATCATTGAGGATCAGCATGGGCAACATAATCAAACATCCTCCATCCTCCGCTGTCCAGACATTTTTCCAAAGATTTTTTTCTCGCCCTAACCCATTGTACGCCCACAGCATACAATTCAGGACATCCGGTATCCTCTATAATCTGCTTGACAAGTGTATGTTGGCAACGTACTATCACAGATGATCCGGCGTGGATCACGATCAGACAGAGGACAGGATTAGGAGACACAACATGAGTATCATCCGTTGGATCTATAGTCGATTTTTTGAGCCCCGCACAGAAATTATCAACATCCAATTACTCTAACAACCGTCCGCGATTGCGGGCCGGGTGTACGGCCTGGAATCCAGGACAGACGACAAGGAGAAAAGCCAATGTCAATACAAACCGATGCAAGTGTATGTGGAACCATTTTTGCCGACGCCGAGGGCAGGACCTGCGCGTGTGAAATCGAAATCCCAAGCCCCACCCCTGCCGAGGTACGGCAGAACATGACGACGGTTTTTCCGTTCATTTGTCTCCATTCTGGCCCGCACAAAGGCCCGCCCATTGTTCCGACTGTATAGGCCCAGCGCCCCCGCACGGTTCGCCGGTTCGACTCCGGCACGGGGCCTTGCAGAAACATCACCAAGAGCGCCTGGCGCAAGGAGGTGTATCATACAATGCGGGCAAACCCCCGCAAGGCCCTGCGAGGACGCCGGGGCCTGGAATCATAACCGCCCGCCTTGTCGGTGGGCCAACGTGGAAAGGGTAAGGCAATGACACACAAACAACAGAGGGTGAAATGAGAGCCAGTCTGTTGGCGATGCTCAAGGCTGTAGGCTATCAGGAGTGCGGCTTAGCCTGGAGAATCGGCAAAAATCCCAAGGCGTACTGGTGGATCAAAGTTGACGATTGCACAGAGAGTCAACGCGAATTTGACACGATCACAGAAGCCCAAGCGGATCTGGATAGGCTTCTCGCTGAAGCCCAGGAGACGAAGCCATGACCTCTATAAAATACGAAATCGAGGTATGTGAGACGGGCGAGACCAAGGAGTTTGAGACTCTCGACGAAGCCATTGAGTGGATAGCCAAGGTGCGCCAAACATTTGGAGACGCTGGTATTGCTATGCGATTCAATTGTATTAAAATTACGAGAGAGGAAGTGGCACTGTGAAGAAAACGCTACCCAAGAGCATCTCACCCCGCATCAACATTATGTTCGGGGAAGACGACACATCATTACAGGACTTGAGAGACAGAAGGGATATGGCCACGAGAGACGGGGACTTCAAGCTGGCCCTTGCGTGCGCGATTGAGATTGACAGGATAAAATTCCCCAAAATGACTCCCAGGAGGTGAAACCATGAGCATCTACCAAGAACTGAAAGCCGCCGGTGTCCCGCTGGATTCCCACGAATCCGACCTCTACGCCAAGGTGACACCCGAATCCCGGACAATTTTGAGCCGGTACAAGCACAAAGGAAACCTATCCACTTTTCTGAACCAAGTCGAGGGCAACCTTTGGTACGAAATCCCTTTTGCCTTTGACCCCTGGTATGCCGAACAGACAGGAAAAGCCATTGCAATCGTCGCCCGCAATTCCCACGACCGGCTCGTCAAGGCCCTGGAAGACACAACCGCCTGCATGGAAGAATTCCACGCCGAAGAAAAGAGCCAAGACCATTTCGGCGATGGGTCAGAGGGTTGCTCATACTGCGAAGCAATAGTTGCAGCCCGTGCCGCCCTGGCCGAAGAGGAGGCACGAACATGAGAAGTGACCGAACAATCTATCTTATCACAACGCCCGATGGTCAAACCTTACACGCGGAATGGAAGTGGAGCGTCAGCCGTGGACGTGACACCTATGGGTACAATATCTGTACCCTCTACATCGACGGCCGCAAGGTGTCGGCCTGCAACGGTGGAGGATACGACATGGAAGGGACCTGCTTGGGTCACTGGTTCGCGGCCCATGCCAAAACTCGCCTCTTGACACTGACCAAGGAGTTTTATGATCTGTCCTTCCATGACCCGGACTACGATCCAGGCAAGGCCATTCCCGTTCAGGTCCCCGCCGGGGAATCGGACGAGGGCAAGACCGTAGAAGAATTGGAAACAGAGGGCAAGTCTTTAGGTCTGGAACGTTATCAGGCATTTTACCTAGCCAGCTCCAAGACACCTGACGCCAAACGCCGCATCCCTCTGATTGACGGAGCCGTGGGAATTTCCTTTGTGCAAGCCATTGGTCAAGCCTGCGGGTACTCATTCCGCCGCATTGCCAACCCTTCCGCAGGTACTCGTTCAAGTCCATCTGCGCTCTTTATCCATCTTCACAAAGCCCTGCAGGATCGACTTGAAGGATTGAAAGCATGACCCCCAAGCGCTGTGAAACCTGCGTGCATTGGAAAGAGATCCAGGAGCCGAAGAACTACGGGACCTGTAACGGCGTGACCTACCACAAGTCGGCCGGGACCCGGTGCAAGAACTGGACGCCCGAACCCTGGACCGCGGAGCGAGTCAAGGCCCTGCGCGAATCCTACCAGATGAGCCAGTCCGAGCTTGCCCACAAGATGGGAATCAAGACTGAGACCTTGCAGAACTGGGAAGGTGGACGACCGATCGGCGGACTCGGTGTGGCCCTGCTGAATCTGATGGAAGGGCGGGTCAAGAAATAAAGGAGGGGGACCGGCCCGGTTACGGAGCGAGTCGGCCCCCCGAGGAGGAAAGATAGCAAAGTTCATCATCTGGGCTAGCGGCTCAATATCCTGCATCCGCCGTGCGTGATGATGGGCGGCTTATTCGCGGGAAGGACCCGGACGGCGAACGTGACGATATCGTTGAGGACGGCTCCTTGGCCTACTAGAAGCTCCGTTGCCTGAAGGGTGACGTAATGGATGCCCTGCTGCTCCGTTGTGGGCCACCACGTCCACGACCAGGCCCCGTTGGGGTCCGCGGCAAGGGTCGCGCCCGGAGGAGATGTCAAAGCAGCCCCAAACGGGTCTCCATCAGCATCGGCCGTCGTGCCCCAGCACTGGACACCAGAGCCGGCCCGGACGTCCACGGAGGCCACGAGTCTACCCTGGACCTTGGAGGGTTCCACCCAGGCTGGAACTGCTGCGCCGAACGTCAGGCAGGATGCCAGGACGACGACTGATAATAGTGCTGTGATTCTCATGGGATTCCTTTCAAACCAGCTCTTCCACTGTGATTTCGGCCCTCATGGGCTCACCGTACTCCACCGAAACCTGGGCCCGGATCACTTGCTTGTCGTCCTGCCATACGATTCCGGTCATGGCGTCGCTGGTGCTACGGCAGAGCTTGTCCCAGTCGGGTTCCCGTCGATGGTGCGGATACCCCGGTGCGGATTCGCGCAGCTCGCCCTTGCTGTTGTAGTGGGCCTGGGGCCTGGGGCAGTAGAACGAATAGATCACGGCCACGGGGCCACGGATCAGGCCGGGCAGGTTGCGGGCCGCGATGGCCGCTTCCGCCCTAACTGAGTCCATCCAAGGCTTCGTGAATTTGCTGGCCGGCACGGCGATCGGCCTGCCCCCTGCCTTGCCGCCCCGTGGCATGAAGGTCTTGCTTCCCGCCCCTGCCAGTCTGCCCAAAACCGTGAAGTGGATGGTCATGGCTTCCGTCCCGCCTCTCTGAGCTTGCCGCACAGGCTATCCATAGCCTCGAGCATGTCGTGGCCGTTGCCGACGAAAATATCCGCAAACAAATGGTTATCCACTCTGGTTAGGTGCGCCCACACCCACTCTTTGTCGGCCATGAACTGCAATCGCCAGTCCGCTTTCAGGTAGTCGTTCAGGTCCATCTGGTCTCCTTATCTAGCTTAACAAAAGTCCTACAAGGCACGATCTCGGTCCTGGCCGTCCTATGGGCGCCCCCGCCCCACGTCCAACGCCGGGACGGACCCGCCACGTTGCGCAGGATTAAAACCGCAGGTCCTCATCAATCGCACTAGGCGGGTCATAAACCGGCTCCCTGTGAGCCTGTCTGGCCGCCTCGGCGTCGGCCTCATCGGCATTGACAGGGGGCAGGTCGTCGGATTTGTTTCGGATTTCGTCCCGATTTCGGATTTCCGTCGGATTTCCGTCGGATTTCGCCTGTCCTACCCATAGACCTGCCAGGACCTTGGCTTGCGTCGGGGGCTTTGGCGGTACCGGCAGGGCCTTGACCGCTGCCTTGACCAGATCAGGGGCCTCCGTGCCCCCCTTGAGGCTCAACAAGAACCTCCGACCTGGCGTATCTGGACCTGCTAAAGTCAATCGTCTGGCCTCTGCTGCTGCCCGCTTGCCCATCAGCATCCCATCCGGGATCTCGTCCGGGACTTGTTCGACCTGGCCGGACCACCGGCCACCTTCCCGACCCTGGATCTCCCCGGCTGCCGCAGAAGCCGCCAAACCCACCCGTTCCTGGTTGCCGCGGTCGCAGGATGGGGTGAAAACGGGCCACCGTTGCCCCTTCCAGCCCTGTTTGGTCTCTGGAGGGTCCAAGCATACCACCCAGGCCTGACAGTCCGTCCCCATGACCCTGGCCCCGGCCTGGGGCCTCCTCGGCAAGGCCGTCCTGAAGGATCGGACATCCAGTTTCTTCCCAGGGGCCTCCTGGAGGTCGTGCAGGATCTTGAGTGCCGTCTCCTGGGTGGTCAGCATGAGATTGCTTACCCATCTTCCCATGATGGTATCGGCTACGGGACTATTGCCCCGCTTGATCCAGGGCTCAACCTCAGAATCGAACATTTCTTGGGCCTCAAGGGCGGTCATTGCGTGGCGTCTCTCCGTGGGCAATAATCGGCGTTCTCGTGGTTTTCCAGGGAACAGACTTCGCCGTACTCACATTGTTGGCACACTGGGTTTTCCGCGTCGTATTCAATCATATATGCCCCTGCTCTTTCAGTCGCTTGACCCGGTCTGCTGCTGATAGCTGGACCGGCCTGGCTGGTTTCTTGGCCTCCCACCGCCGCTCCCGTATCCAGTTGTGCAGGGCTGGGAATTTTCCGAAGGACCCCCCGTCCCGCCATTCCTTGACCTGTTGGGCTAGGATCTCACAGACGTGGTCGATCTCCATTATGTTCAGCGGGGGCCTGAGCCCTCGCATGGCGTCCAGACAGGGAATATCGATCTCCGTGCCTGCCAAGACATATGCCGCCTTGAGCTGGTCGAGGATTTCACTGGCCTGGCTGTGTTCGTTCGTCATGGCTGCACCTTAAAAAGGACGCCCCGGCGGGAGGGAGAGGGAGAGGAAAGCGAGAGACCGCCGGGGCGTGTACGTGCCATTGAGGGTCCAGGGCGACCCGCCGCGGAATCCGTTCCATGGCGGGCCGTCCGAACCGATACCCATACAACAGAAAAGGAGGACATGCTAGTACCTGTAATCACGCTATTTGACCATCCTCGATTATCAGCGTGGCCTCATCCGGGTCGGCCGTGACTCTCGTTCCGATCACCTGAAAGCCCGCGTCCTCGGACCACTTGTCGAACCCGGCCAGGGTGTCCCCGTCCATCTGCTCCAGGCCGTCGATCAGGATGAACCGGCACTCGGGATTGAGCCTGCTCACGATCTTGGCACAGAGGATCAGTTCATCGCTGCCGGCCAAGGCCTCCCAGGTATCGCCCTTGTAGGCCAGTTCTCCGTCTTCGTTGATTCCGATGTCGGGGTCGGGCATCTTCGCGGAGGCCAGGAGGTCCGTCTTGGCTTGGCGGGCCTTCTCCAGGACCTCGTCGGCCTTCTCGGTCGCGTTGTTGGCCTCAATGGCCTCCTTGGTGGCCCGCATGATAGCCTCGTTGGCTTGCTGGACCCGGGCGAATTCGGCATTGATCTCAGTGGCCTGCTGGATGTCCGCCTGGAGTTGGGCAACGTCAATCTCGTCGGGAATCGGAACTGCCGGAGTAGCCTCAGCCTTAGCCAGATCCTCTTTAGCCTTGCGGAGTTCCTCTGTCAGCTCCTTGATGCGGTTATTCAGCCGGGCCAAGTCCGCATCGTGGCTTCGGAATGCGTAAACAATCCGTTGCCGCTCCTCATTGGCTTTGTTCGCCGCCTGGAGCTGCTGCATCAGACCGGAGATGTCGATAGGCTCATCGCAGGGGGCCTCCAGGGGCTCGCCGGCATGAGCCTGAATCGTCATCTTCTGCTTGGCGATCCCGTTGGCCACCTTGCGGGCGTCGTAGGCCGCGTCGATCTTGGTCTGTACCTCGGCGAGCTGCTTGTCTATCCCCAGGCCCTTCAAGAGCAGGTCGCACTTCTCCTTGGGCTTGGCCTGCCGGAAGGCCCGCAGGTCTAGGGCGAAGGACGTGATGAACTTGTCGAGTAGGGCCTGCCCGCCCTTGGTCCCCTTGGTCTCGTCCATGACCGTCAGGGTCCCATTCTTGCCCTTGCGGGTGACATGGATTCCGTTGTCGAACTTCACGTCCAGTTCCGCGGGGGTTTCGGCCCCTCTATGGTTCGGCTCGGCAGGACGGTACTTGTCCCCCCCACAGGCCCAGGCGAGCATGTCCAGGTTCGTGGTTTTACCCATCCTGTTCTTGCCGCCGATGATCGTCAGGCCCGACTTTTTGGGCTCGACGTGGACCGCCTTGATGCGACCGGCGTTCTTGATGGTGTATTCAAGGATAATCATTGGCCTTTCTCCTTTACTCTGCGCTCCAGTGACTCGGCGTCACGGACCAAGGTCTGGTACGTGGCGAATGCAGAGGCGGTTTCCCGCTTGAGTTGCTCCAGCTTCCAAGCGAGCCACTCGCCTGGGGACATCAGATCTGCAATAAAATGGCAGTCCTGTCCCCGGCCAGAAGAATCGCGTAGGTGATATTTCGTGGTCTCCTTTTTTGCGATAATCGTATCAACCACGCAGACCTGGGGGCACTGCATGCCAACCTGCAAGACCACCACATCGCCGACCCTGTACTTGACTTCAATCGTGTTCATAATCTACCTCCTCACAGCTTCTTAAACCCGAGCCGCGACCCGCACTCGCAGGCCGCAGGCTTCACGGGGTACTCCTTCTTGCAGGCCAGACATCGGACGGTTGCCTTTGGTTCCTTCTTGGGGCTGGCCGGGGCATCCTCTGCCTCTGACTTCGGCACAAGGTCCTTGGCGGTCAGACACCGCGGACACTTGCCTGCCGCGTCGGCGATCTGGCCTGCCGTATACTCGCAGGGCCGGTTCTTGCTCTTACACATCAGGCAGACGAACAGTTCCTCCTGCTCTATCGCCCTGGCATCAAGACCTTGCTGACCGGTTAAAGGAAACCTCTGCTCGGCCTCCTCTGTGGATAGAGGGGCGGGAGGGGGCTGGACGATGCTTTCGCGGGTATCGTCAGCCCCCCCACGGCCTTGGTCCTTGACAGGCTCCGGCTCCAAGCCGGCAGTCGTCGAGGATTCGCCGCCTCTGGAAGAAACGGGCTTGTCGTTGACCTTCCTGGCCTTCAGTGTCTCCTTGACGCCAGCAACGCCCTTGATTTCTTGAGATTCGACATAACGAGGCCCGACGTCTTCCAGTTCGGTGGCCTCAGCCATGCCGTGTTTGACCTCTGGGCAATAGGCGTTGCAGAACCAGGAGGCGGCACGATACAGGAACATCAGACCTGGCATCGTCAGCCACTTGGAGCCGGTCTTTTTGTCCCATCCCTCGGCCTTGACCAGTCGCCAGTCAATCCAGGGTCCCTCCAATACTTTGTCCGTCTTGATCCGCGTGGCCACGGCCCGGACGCGATATCCTTCGTCAAAGGGGTCGTCGCCATCGACTTCAAACTCCAGCGGGTCTGTGAATAGGCCACTGTCATTGATGAGTCCGATGATGAACTTGCCCTCAAATCCCGGTCTGCCATGAACTATATACAGAGATTGCATGACGGCCCACGGAGATTTCTTGAGCCTCATGGCCAGTTCGATAGCCACAAAACAGTCATCGGGCTTTCCCCGGAACACCTCCGGGACCAGACTGGATCGGCTGTACCCTGTAGCCACTCGATAAGCCTCTTCGATGGTTGTGATAGCCACCCCCTGCCCGGCCAGTACAGACACGGCTGGCTTGGCGATGGCAGTCTCTTTTTTATCTGTCTCTGTCATGGGTATCTCCTCTAATTAAGCCTTCTTAAATCTTCCGACCCGGTACTCGGTCGGGTCAACGGTATAACCAGCACGCTGCTGGAGTAAGTACGTAAATGTCCCTTGGCTGCATCGAGCGGCCTCGGCGGTCCCCATCTTCTGCATCAACTTGGCCAGAGCAGCCTTCTCGGCGAACTCGGCATGCAGGCGGGCCAGCCGGGCGTCCTTGGCCGCGACGAATACCTCGTCGGGCACGGTCACGATGGTCTTGGGTTCCCGCTTGAGCCGCTTGATGATCCCGGGCGAGGGCAGGGCGTCGGGCATCTGGTCGGCCAGCCGCAATTTCCAGAACTCATCGGCGGCCTGCCTGATCTGATCGGCCAGCTCGGGGTCAAATCTCACCACGAACGGCACGAACAGTCGGACGGGCAGGAGGGCCACGACCTGGCATTCCGGCTGGTCCAGGCACATCATCTGGGTCATGGCCTGGATGACGACCCTCGGCGGTATGTCGTCGGTCCCATCGTCCCCCCAGTGCTCGTCCGTGTAGGTCAGGTGGCTCTTGGCCTCGATGGGATGGCCCGTAGCCACCACGATGGCATCGGGGTTCGCGGCCAGGCACGAGCCCTTGGGATCTCGGATGGCTTCGGGCGGTACGATTAGTTGTCCGATATGCAGTCTGGCCCATTCGAGGATAGCGGGCTCCAGGAGGTTGCCCGCCTCCAGCCATGGCCTTGCGCCGTCCTTCTCGGGATCCAATAGCCCCTGCTTCTCGGCCATGACATCAAAGGCGGTTCGGAATGGATCGAGGCCCAACACTGCGGACATATCCGAGGCCCCCAGGCCTTCGCGTCGTTTTTCAATCTGTGCTTGTGTCAGCGGCATGGTTCTATCCTTTCAAATCAAAGCTGGGGCCAGCCCGATGCGAACGAGAAGGGCTGGCCCCCTCAGAGGAGGTAGACAATGAGACCAATATCATACCCTGGACCATGTCCTCGATCACGGGAACGCAATCGTCGGGCTGGGTCGTATCGAAAGCAGGACTCATCGGATGCGGCAGTATCCGCCGGTCCTCTTTGGCCCGTCTGACATCGTCCCAGTAATCGTCATTATCGAATCGCTTGTGGTCACACATGGGATTTCTCCTGTTCGGCCAGCATGGCATCGGCAAAGAGGAACGCCCAAGCAGACCAATCCCGCTCTAGGTCTAGGTCGCCTTCGTGCTCCCGGACATCTTCCTCCCTCAAATGGAATATCAATCCTTGCATTGCCTGCCCCGCCAGATCCCGCCTTGCCTTCTCTCGGATCATAGCATCGAGCCAGTCTATCCCGCTGTCGGGGACGCGAAGTTGGATGGCGGCATAGGCGCGAAGGTTCTGTCCTGGTTCCCACCAAGTGCCCGCTACGGTTTGACCTTGCATTCCCGGAAAGGCTTGTCCCCCACCCTCTTTCGGATACTCTGATTTTGTTCCCATGCTGTTCTCCGTTACAAAAGAGCAAACCCCCGGTAGGCCCTCCGTGACCCCCCAAGCCTTCTTGCCGAACCGGGGTCATTCTTCTTCTGCGTCACCGTCACTGTCTTCTTTGATCCTGACCAGTTCGTCTCTCGGCGTCACAGTAATCGTCATGCCGTCCACGCGAAACTGAATCTTGCCGCCCTCTGTGCGCTGAAGATGTTCTTCGCCGATCAGGCCCAGCAGCTCTTTCTTGAGCTGGATCTCCTGTTCAAGAATCGACTGGCGCTCGAGCATAACCGCCCGGTACGCCTTCGCCTTCTTGGCGATTTTCTTTGACTGCTTCGGCCCCACGTCGATCAGTGCTGGTTGATTGTCTGACTTTGGTTTTCTCTTCGCCATAAGATCTCCTTCTTTGCTGTGTTGAATCAGCGTCTATGCCTGGCCCCGCGAATGGCGTGGAGCAACATTCGATTAAGACGAGAATTCTGCTTGGTCCCGGCGGCGGCCCTGGAGGCGTACCCGGCGGCCCCGGCGGCGGCAAAGGCGGCGGCAAAGGCGGCGTCAAAGGCGGCGTCCCCGGCGGCGGCAAAGGCGGCCCCGGCGGCCCCGGCGTACCCGGCGGCCCTGGTAACGGTCCCAGTAGCGTCCCCGGTAGCGTCCCAAAAGGCGGCAAAGGCGGCGGCCCCGGCGGCCCCGGCGGCCCCGGCTAAGACACTGGTAGCGGCCCGCAGGTTTTCATCACCCGTACGCAGATATTTTACTACTACGTCGGGCGCCTTCCATAGATGGATCACATCAAGGACACATAGCCTGGCGAATTTGCGAAGCACGTCAGTCACGTCAATGCCGCCGGCCAGATAGGTGCGGTCCGAACAAGCACATTTATCCGATCCTGCTACGATGACGCCACTGCCCCGCACTCGCCATATGATGGGGCTGGTCGCATATTTAAGAGCATCCAGGGGTCGCACGGACAGGTGTAAGCCATGCTGGCATAGGACGATATCACCATCAACGTGATGCGTGATGCCGAGCCGAATCTTCCTGTTGTCGCCGTGTGGCAAAACTTTACCGGCGGAAAACCACCAGCCCGTAACAGCCTTCATTTTGCCTCCTCTTGTCAATGTTTTGCCCTATACTCCATGATCGCCCGGCGAACCACCTTGCTCCGATCGTCGTCATCGTCGCCGATCTTCCTGAGCCGGGCGGCTTCTTTATTCAACCAATCCCATTCGCTCTTGCTTACTCTAACTTGAATTGTTTTCGACTTCATAATCATAATGTAATACGTTTGTGTTGCGGCCGTCAACAAGAAAATAATAATTTATTTCACTCGGACATGCCGCGCCTCATTGTTTAATAAGGTGGCATAGACTTGTGAAATTTCTTCATCGTTCTGCATTTTACACATCTTACATAAGTTGTAAAAACTCCGTCGTTCGTTATTTCAAACTCCCCCCCGCCGCAGACGCATTTCAATATCAATTCAATCGCTCCGGGATAAACTCGCTCGTAATATATCTTTTTTGAGTTGTCTATCTCTTCGTCGAAATGCCAGTCCCCTCGTGATGCACACATATACAAGCTCCTTCTTGGATTTTCAAGTTACCTTAGAATAGATCAAGCAGTCATTGTCATGGCTAACGGGAGACTATCGCCGACCGTCAGAGGCATCAAGAGGAAAACAGAGAAAAAACCAGCCAAGGGGGCTGGTTTAGGAGGAGGGTGATGAGAAGATGTTAGAAGATCGGTCTTTGTACTGCGTACTTCTCGATATCCGTCTGGGGATCGTAATGGACGCGGGCGGCTCGTTTCATCTTTGCGACGAACGGCTCGACCCAGGGGGGTATCCGATAAGTCCCCTTTTCCCATTGCTTTACGGTCCAGAGGGATCGCTTGACGGCCCTGGCGAACTTGGGCGCGGACAGGCCGCACGCCAGGCGAATGCGACGGAGTTCCTGGCCGGTCATTTCTTTTGTTCCTTCTTGAGAAGTTCCTGTATATACGGACCCCTGACGGATATCGGCTGGCGCTTGAATGCCTCCATCAGGGACAACGTATTGAAACTCTTCATCTGTTCTGCTATGCGCCTCTGTTCGTCCTCCGTATTTGCCCTGGCCAGTTGAGTCGTCTTCCACCTGGACAACACGGAGGGTTCCAGGAGGTTGGCGGCAATTCGATTCGGGCCGAGTGTTTCCTCTATCTTGGCCGCCTTGGCCGGGCCGGATTCCGTTTCAACCAAAGAGGTGTCCGTCTTGGCCTTGGTGTCGTACAATTTGACCAAAAGATCCATGTAGCGCGGAGTATTGATAAAGTCTTCCGGCCTCACGCCTTCATCCACAAAGGCCATCTGGACATCATCAAACCAGACATATTCCTCTCTGCCCCAGTCTTTCATCTCGGCCATATTGTCGCTGTCGAGCTTCACCTTGCGCCCATTGATATCAACGAGGAGTTCTCCCTTGGGGCCAACCTCATAAAAGCCAAAGACTCCCTTACCCGCCCAACTTTCGTACAGTTTTTGCGTGGCCACGTCCAAGGGCAACCCTTTTTCCTGGGACTGAACGAAAGTTCCAAGGGGGGGCACGAACGTCTTCATAAGGAACATGAAGTCCTGTTCATATTTGCGAAGAGCCGTCAACTTATCCGGCTCGCTCGAATAGATGGGCGCGCCATCATAAGGATCTCGCCGGGCAATCAAACCATTAACGAATCGGACCATTGGATTGAGTAATAGCGTTGCCCCGCGAGCCTCGGCCACCCCCCAATGCGAGAGCGTTTCTGTTGCGGCATCCTTTGGCGTCATCTCTCCACGGGCGGCCCGTCCTGCATAGTCGGTGGCAATCGAAAACACCTTTGTGCCTATCAAAGCGTCACCTAACCATTGCGGACACCACGTCAGGGCTTTGCCGTTAGGCAACTTCCCAAAGTTAAAGTGGACGCGATTCCGAATATAGTCCGGATGATTTCGTTCGATTTCGGCGCTTTCATCATTGCGATAGTTCCACAGATTCGAGGCCACAGGAAGACTTTCCGCCGCGATCAGGGCCTTGATCGGGTGATGGTATCCCCATCTCGCCAGCCTGGCCGTCGTGTCCAGATACCAGGTTCCAAAGGGGGCCGCAGCGCCCGAGATGTACCGGCGCCATTCCTTGGACTTGGCCTGGTAATCTGTCTCCACCTCTCTGGCGATCTTTCCCAAGGCGTCACTGATGGACAATCCTTTCGTGTCGATCCAATCGTGGGCCTTGACCATGTCGGCCCCTGGTATGGGATCGCCTGGTTTGATAGGCCCACGACTCCGCATGGAATCCCATAGGGTCCAGGCGTAGGCGTCTCGGTTGAAGTTCTCACGGGCGTCCTCGGCGATATTGATGTACTTGAGCAACTTGCCGAGATGGCCCTTATGATGATTCCATATCTCGCCCCGAAGAAGGCCAGTTTCGATGTCGTTGTCGATCAACCATGCGGCAAACTTGGGATCGCCCTGGCCGCGCATGTGCTGAATGGTCGCCTGATATCCCTTGAGAAGTTGCCAGGGTTTGGGATGCTGGAGAAGGGCTACTGCCGTATCGCCCAGCAGATTATTGATCGTGAAACCGGGCAGACGACTATAGATAGCCAATGATTTCCACCAGCGGGTCCCGACATTGGTTAAATAAACAAAGCGACCGGCCAATCCGCCCTCGCCCTTGGCACTGAAACTCTGGAAGACCTGATAAACATCTTCGGGCAAAAGACTGACATTCTTGTGCTGGCCCAAAGTGGGCTGGCCTTCTTCGCTGAGGTAGATCGTCCGACTAAAGGGTGCATCGGGACTGTAGCCCCAATAGACCTGATCTCCAACGGTATACCTATGTCCGGGGTTAGGACGAAGCGACCTGCCGAGGGCGTCTGTTCCGAAGGCGGCCGCTTTTTCTTCCGACGTCATGCCGGCCAGACGATCATACTTGGCCGCCTGCCGTTTGATGAATGACTCAATCCGGTTGTCGTACAGGATCTCTCGGATGGACTGAAAGTAAGCATCCCACGTTTGACGATAAGCGGCGTCATTCTCCGTGGCCCGCCTAAGATAACCCCTCCGAGGCGTCCGAAGGCGGGTGGGAATTCCCGCTGTGGGGGCGAATTCGGGTGTATACTGAACGACATAGTGTCGCAGGTGACCGGGAATGAGTTTGTCAGGATCGAGTAATTTCAGGTCAATCAGTCTCTTTTCCGCTATGCCGTGGATCAACGTAGCCTGATCGGCGGCCTGGAGGGCGGGGGCTGTCGCTTCCGTTTCGAGTCGGTCCAACTCCAATTGAACCTCATCGGCGGTCTTTGTTGGATTGCCTATCCCCCGTTTTTGGCGAGATAGAGCGTCTCTTGTCCAGATGATCTTGCGAGCCTGTTCCACATCTGCCTTCTTGAGGCCTCCCAGGATGAATCCGCGAAGATCCTTTTCCACCCATTGAGCGTCCTGGGAGTTCCCGCCGATCAGGTCTGTTCGGACATCATTTCGCATGGGAGCCGGTGCGTTCGGATAGAACCGCAAGGCATCGAGAACCTCATTGACCCACTGACCGGCAATCTCTAGTTTCTGATCTCCAGCAGAGACCAATTCCTGTAGGGGCTCCACATTCACCGCGCCAAGGGCGTCATGGCGCGCGAAGGGATTCTCCAGGCGAGCCTTGAATTGGTCCTGGATAGAGAGAGGTTCTGTCCGTGCCCCAGGGGCGGAGGGGGCCTGTCCTTTGCCCTGCGGACTGGGAGGGGGAGTGCTGGGGGCCGGAGCCGCTTCGCCAGTAGGCTCACGGGGAGTCGTCGTTCCTGCCCTCTGCTCGGCCATAATGGCGATTTTTGCCTCAGAAGGCCTCTCAATGGCCCCAGGAGGCACGATCTCTGGGGTAGTCTCAACCGTCCCAGGAACGGCCTTTGGCTTGATAGCGGCCCGCGTAGCCTCTGCCGTTGCCTCTGTGGCGGGCGGTCCAGCCTCGGCGAGTTCGGGTGGCTCGGCTTTTCCTTTGACCGTCACAGACTGGCCCCGGACGACGATTTTCTTCTCTTCTCCAGCCATCAGAGTCTCTCTGGCCCTGGTAAACGCCAGAAAATTGTCCGTCATCTTCTTGATCTGACTGGGCTTATACTGTTTGCTCATTCTTGCGGCGGCGCGATTGATCTCCTGTTTGGTGGCCCCCTCTTTAAGGCCAAGCAAAGCCAGGGCCATCCGGTATTCAGAGGGATTCATTGCCCCCCAGAGGGCCTCCATGCCATATCCCAGGGTTCCCCCCAAGATCCCGCCCATGATCGTATCTCGCAGGACGGCAGTCGATCCCTCATAGCCGTAGTCCGTTTCCGTGGGATCAATGGCCGTGTTCAACTCCTTGCCGATTTCCTCGCTTGCCGTGGCGAGGCCAAAGAGAACGGCGCCTTCATGGACCTGGTTCATTATGGTATGGGCCCTCCTGAAGATCCTATAAGGATCAAGAAGGCCTCGAATCGTCTTCATTCTACCAAGGAGGTCCGCCAAATCTCCGGTGGCCTTGATAAAACCGGACGGATGGTATCCCATGGCCTTGTCCAAGGCGTCCGAAAGAGTCAGATTCATGTATTCAGTATCCCATTCCTCCTTGGGAGTGGATCGTTTGATTGTGGCCCAGGCCAAATCCGCAGGACCGAGAAGCAGAGCGTTGAAAGCCTTTAGTCCAATGTGAAGAGGCGCCCCCGCCGTCTCTTGCATCGCTCGGTGTATGACCTCTATCCGGTCTGGATTTGGTGGCAGATTGTCCCAGTCCGATACGAAAAAGTTCTTGAATTGCTGCCAGGCTGTTGGCTCGTGGGGTCCGATCGTTGGGATCTCGTCTGCCGGAGGAGGTTGAAGCCTGGGGATGTCCTTTGGGTCCGCAACCAGGGCATCATAGTGCTCCATGGTTACGGAAAGAGGCATGACCAGATCGTCTGATATTTTTAGGATCTCTTCCGCCTGGCGTCGCAAAGCGCCCGGCTCCATGTCTGGCATCACAAGCGGAGTATCCGTTACCTGCCGCCACGATTGGTATTGGGTCGCATCCGGCTTAATGGCCGTACTTATGAAGGGAAATGGATTCGTTTGAACCGGCTGGAGTTCTTCCTGTTCCAATAGGGTCTCCGCCACGTCTAGGGCCGAATGCGGCTGGGACGCCTCCTCTTTGGATAATAGATCAATGCCCTGGTCCAAAACGCTCATTCTTCGTACCCGTCTGCCTTAGCTTTATCCAATGCCTTTTGGCGGTACAGCGCCTTGTCGGCCACCGACAGAGGCGTCCATCGTTTGCCGTTGAGTTCTTTCGTGAGGTAGTCTTTGAATATAAGGGGGTCCAGTTTCTTGGGCGTGCCCGAAGTGCCCGTTTTCTTGACCTCAGAAGGTCCTCCGCCAATAATAGACCGCCACAGTGATGGTTTTGGAGCGGGTCTGTTCTTTTCAATGGCCTCAAATTTTTCCACGTTACTGGGGGATTGCTTGCTCGCCTCCAGGGCAAGTTCGACCGCCCGTTTCCAGAGATCGCTTTCGGTCATTTGCTTGTCGAGCTCGATGCTCTTTTGATGCTCCCCATTCAGAGTTTCGTATGCGGCGTAATAGGCGCGCTTGTCTTCTTTGGTGGCAGATCCCCCAAAGGCTATACTTCCGTCTGGGGAAAATGAAAAGGCCCCACTCTTGCCAGCGAACATGATGTCTCCCAGAACGCGCCCCGCGCTTCTCATGTTCCTGGCCCCGACGGCGTCGGGATCTGCCGCCAGTCTTGCAAACGCCTTCGCCGTATCGTCTTTGCTGATCTTGTGTTCAGCAGCATTCTTATGAACGAGGTCTGCCACATTCTTGCGAGATACCCCGTCTCTGCCAATAAGAAGAGAGTTGATTGCCACATCGATTTCATAATTGGCCGCAGGATCAGTCTTTTCGGCAAAGCCGCTCTTGTAGATCGCATCAAACTGATTTCGCCTTTCAAGGGATATGAGTCCGGCGATATAGGCATTCGTGTAAGGACGGGGCTCGATGACTTTGTCTTGAACCATCTTTCCCATCAAGTCTCTGGATACGGCGTCCTCTCTGGCCTCGGCTGCGGCCTTGATCTTATTGGCCATGCCCGCCCGAAGACTCTTGGCGTCACTGACCAGGCTGTCCCGTTTCGCCTCCTGTTCATCGGACAAATCTCTTGGGGTGGCAACTAGGTCCGTTATGATGGCGTCCAGTTTGTCCGACATGGCGTCAGGCAGGTCTGATTTAATAGCGCCGCCGTCGAGGTATGCCTTGAAATCCTTAGTGAGCTTGTCGTAAGAACTTTCGGCATTAAAGATCGTTCTGGCAGACTCAAAGTCTTTTAGATACTGATTATAGTCCTCTTGGCTCTTGAAAAGGCCGGCCGCCCACCCCATCCTTCCGGCAGCATCATATTCGGCCTGAGAGTTCGCCGCGTCTGGAATCGTTAGGGCTTCTGAGATAAGGCCCTGGAATTTGCCCTTAGCCGCCTGGATTTTCATCTGGGCGTCAAGGCTGTTGAAATGATACCGCCAACCCGGCTTGAAAACACTGATCTGCCGGTCGAACTCCTTGCCCATGAAGTAGTCGTCGGGCCTGTTCTGCTGGACTGAGTCCACGGCCTCGTCGAACCCGAAGGCCCGCTTTTCCGGGTCCATCTCGGTTTGGAGTTCGTATAGAGCATTGATGATAGTTTCTTGGGATTTACTTATCGAGTCCGCCAAGTTCCCCAGGTCCTCGGCCTTGGCGATCTTGGACAAGAAGTCGGCCCCCGCACTGAAGACCTGACCTGCGGCTTTGTATTCCTGCCCGACCGGGTACATGGCCAGTCCGCCGCCCGATGAGGCCGGAGGTCCTACTCGCTGTCGTGATGTCGGTACGATTGCCATTAGAAGAGACTCCCGCCCACCAAGGCGCCTACTGGGCCAGCCGCCGCAAAACCAACTGCGGAGCCTGCGATTTTTCCGAACAGGCCCAGCTGCCCGGCCTTCTTCTGGGCGCTTGCCGCGCTCGAGGCCATCTCTGCGTTCTGGAGGGCCTTGCGTTCCTGGATCTGAGACTGATATTTGGCCATGAGGGCATCGAGTTCGACCTGCCGGGCCGTCTCGGACAGAACGTCCAGGGGCGTGCCTTCCAGAGTAACGCCCGCCTTGGCGTAGGTTGCCAGTTGAGTGCCTTTGAGTTTGTCCCCCTCACTGCGGATATACGTCGCCGTCCAAAGGCCGTTGGCCCGAATCAGGTCAGCCTCCTCCTTGTACGCCTTGGCTTGGAGCTTGTACTGGCCGACCTGCGCCATGGCAGACTGGTAATTGAAGACGCCGCCCACGAGATTGGCCCCGGCGGCCCCCCACGTGGCGACTGTACCGAGAGACGGGCCGGTCGTTGGAGGCGAACTCATCGTCTGAAAGTTGTATCCAGCCATATCTATTCGCCTCTCTCTAACTCAAAGGCCACGGCCAGCAGGGTGTGTGGCACGGCGTCCTCGTGTTTGATGTAGACCATGCCACTTTGGTCGTACCCGCCCTCAAAGGGAATGGTGGGGGTCAGTCCGGTGTAGAGGTCGCCGGTTTCGCCGAACTCGTCATACTTGATGTCGGCGAGGTTGGTGGCGTCGGGGCCTACTTGCCCGCCCGCGCTCTGGTCCACGAGGAGGGCGTACCGCGATACCTTCTTGGTTGAGGTCCAGATGTACCCACTGGTCGTCCCCACCTGGGGCCGAACACACTGGACGGTCGAAGTATAGGGCAGGCCGATTCTGACCGTGTTGCCGTAGAGTCCACCCGAAAGGGTGATGGTGTTGGTCGTCACAGTCATCTGGTCGTGGGCAATCCCGTCCCTGCCTATGGCTACAACCTCGCCGTTGAGTCGGGCTATCGTGAAGGTGTTCTCGACCTGCTCGACCGTGCCCCCGGACGTGTACGAATGATAGGCCGTCCCGTTGATGTAGGCCGTACCACCCGCGTTCTTGAGTTTGAATGTGTGGGCCGTGCCGTCAGACACCGTGTAGGTATTGCCGTTGAGTTCCGTCATGCCCACGATGGCTGCGAACCGGACATTGTCACCGTCGCTGAATCCATGCGAGCTGGCGGTAACGGTCAATCGGCCCGTGCCGCTGGCCTTGGCAACGCCGGTCACCGCGACCGCCGCCCCGCCGTCCCAGGTGTAGGCCGAGTCCACGAAATTGCAGTCCCGCTGCTCTGTGCCGTAGTTGAACTTGGCCATTCGCTCAACGAACCGGACGGTAGATCCGTTGATGATCCGTCGAACAGTGAACCAGACCTCGTCCTCCTCGTCGGCTGTCGGCAGGACCGCCACGGACTCGAAGTATCCCTCGGTCGTCCGGGTCCACCATGCAATCGTCTCAGTGACCCGGCTGTAGGTCAGGCCGGCGATCGTGCCGTCATTCAGGACCATCCAGACGATCGGATAGGGCCGCTGCTGAAAGGCCCACTGAACGACGTGTGACGACTTGAGGATGTGGTCGGCGTACTTGGATAGCTCCTCGGCCTCGTAGATATTAGATCTTTGATCGTAGGCCAGCTCATAGAGGGCCTGGCTGTCGCGGGCGACATAGAGGACACGGTTCGCTATCTTGAGGGCCTGCAAGGGCGAGGAACCCTGAGCCGCCTGGGGCCGGGGACAAGGGGGTCTTGTTGGGGTAATGGCCTCGTTTTCAGAGCCGGAGGTCACTTTGTATGTCTCCCCCAAAGTCCCAACCAGCATGAACTCCATCGGGACCATCCACTGAATACCGTTTGCTTCTGCGGTCGTGATGGCGAAGGACAGGGCGTCGTCATCATCATCGCCGATCTGCATGTTCGTGAACGTGCCCAGGGCGGCGAAGGATTTTCCTGCCCAGACGTGGTTTGGCAGGTAGTATGTCGAGCCGAACCAGGCCCGCTGCTCGAAGGAACAGCCCGCCGAGGGCCAGCCCCGGTAGTCCGACCAGGCCGCCTCGGACCAGTATTGTGTGGCGTCCGTCCCGCCGAGGGTATTGACGACCGTGCCGACGGCGTGGGTACTGTCGCTGACCGCCGTAATCGAAACAGTCCCATCCTGCCATGAAGAATTGAACCGGAAGGTGTATTTCAGCGACCCAACGATGTCCGTCATGGCGAGACGATACGTTACTCCATCTTCCTCTTCCTTCCCGTTGTCATTTTCAACAATCGAAGATTTTGTGGTGGCTCTCTTGTAGACGCGCACGTCTGTGTATGTGGAGGCCCCGGTATATTTCTTCTGGATCTTGAAGGTTCCGTACCATGTGCCCGATACGGTGAAGTCCCACGTACCTTTGCGGGTCATGTTGCCGTCGTATGCCGTGCCCGCCAGATCCTCCGCCGTGCCGGAGATCTCAATCTCGCTGACCGGATGCGTGATCTGCCACAAAGAGCCGATGTGCAAGGTGTCAAAGATGGCCGCAGAGGCCACGAGGTTGATGTTGCCTGTGGTCGCCGAGGGGGTGATTGTAGTCGTCCCGGTGTTCTCCGGCAGGAACGGACCATTGGTGAACCCCGCCGCCGTGATCGTCCAGGCGTCGTGCGCGGTCCGAGTCAGAACGCGGGTCTTGTAGTCGGGATGGTAAATCCAGAGTTCATTCCAGGACGGAACAAAGACCAGGTCGAACAGGTCGTCATAGCTATAGGGCGTAACCAGGGCGTAGGGAGATAGACCGCTCATCACCTGGGTGCCGTCGTCTTTGAATACCCGCATGGTCTGGTGGCCGAACTCAAGAATGTACGCCTGCGTGCGGGCGTAGATGAATGGCTGGAGGCGTGAGGAATAATTTGCACTGGCCTGGTCGGCGATGTAGTCCGTGCCTGGGGCCTTGACGAGTCCGCCCGTGGGCAGGACGACCATGTTCTGAATCTGCTTGGCCCCGGCGTAGTAGATCGGCAGGTCGAACCGGCCCATCATCCTGGGTGATATCTCCCCACCACTGAAATTGTTATAGACAAATTCAGACATTAGACGCTAGCCCCCAATATCCTGGGCGTGGTGACTGTGTGCCTGGTTGTCACGTTCTGCTGAAACATACTGCCGAAGTCGTACGCAAGATCAGACTGGACCACGACCGTTTCGGAGCGGCCCAAAACAAGGTCAGAGACGACCTTGGCCCCCCAAAGGGCCATGTCGGATTGGATGACGATGACGTCGCTGCCGATGGCCCCTGTGTCGATGAGGGCCACGTCGGACTGCGTGGTCTCGGCGTCGCTGATGATTCGCCCGGCGTCATAGGCCAGATCAGAGTGAAGGACGGTCAGGTCCGAAGTGAGGGACGTCGGAACAACATAGTCGAGATCGGATTGAACTGTCACAACATCGGAACGGATCAGAGCACCGTCCGATACGATCTTGTTTTGGGTCGCCAAGAGGTCCGATTGAACCACGACCGTATCCGACCGGCCAAGCACCAGATCGGAGGCCAGGGACCCCTTGAAGACCGTAGCGTCCGATTTCACAACAGTCATATCGGAGCCAAGCTGGGTCTTTGTGAGGGCCAGGTCGGATTGAACGGTGACGGCGTCGGATCTCGCCAGAACGACATCTGACACAATCTTGTTCTTGAAGATCAGCATATCCGACTGGACAACGTCTATGTCCGAGGACGCCTTGTCCGTCTTGCGGAGGACGATCGTCTCCGGGCAGGGGACCATGTCCGCAGCCCCCTGGAGGTAGAGATAGGCCACCGGAACACCGGCGGCAGCCACGGCGTCAGGCAGATCCAGGCGATAGACGCCCGGCATGTTCGTGGCGTCCACCTCGGCCAGGCCCCCGTCCATGTGTGCATCACTGGCGAAGATGTCCGACAAGGCCACGGCCGTCGCACTACTGCCTGGCCGGTAGTAGTAGCAGGTCAGGCCCGCCGTGGCCTTGGTCAATCCGGTCAGACCGGCCCCGTCCGTCGCGGTAGAATCCTGAATGAAGACGGCGGTGGATACATCAGTCTGGCCGGGATTAACCTCGATCATGTCACTTTCCGGTGTTCTTGCGTACAGCCGACCTGAGAAACATCAGGCCGAGACCCAACAGAATCGGCCAAACTGTCGCCGGGATGGCAACCGTTCCAGTCGCCTGAAGGACGCCCAGGACAGTGGTCACAAGGGCCGTCAGATCGGTTTTCTTGCCGTCAATGGCCGTGGTCAGAGATGTCAAAAGATCCATGTGTTTCCTTTCAAAAAGGGTTATTCACCATAGAGATGCACCGTCACGGTCAGTCCCGATGCACCCGGGACCCCCGACGGAGTTACTCGAACGGTCATTGCCTCGTCGATCCACAGGCCGGTCAGACTGACCAGTGTGGAGGCATTTCTAACGATGGCCGCCGTACTGCTTCGAGAGCAACCATCCTGGTCCAACAGGGCCAGCGTAACCGTCACGGCGTTGTCGGTATTCGAGACCTCGACGACGGCCTGTCTCCAAATCGCATTGACATTAACGGTCACATCCACAGCCCCCGACTCGGCAGCCGCCCAAACCATCTGCGTGCAATCGCATCGGACGACCGGATGGGTCGGATCGCCTCGTCTTTCCTTGATCGTGTTTGCCATGTCAGTCTCCTACAAAATGGGCCTACTTATTACGACGTCGGCCCACGAGGTCGTGCCGAACCTGTTCTCGACGTATGTACTGGCCCCGTCAGCCGCCTTGGCCTGGGGACCGATTTCCTCACGCAGTTGTTGCCTGAGTTCCTGGACGATGGTTCCCGCCTTGGCCCCCACGATGGCCCGGGCCAGTTTGATGGCCAGCATATACATCAGGACGGTAATCATGTCCTCCGTGAAGGTCGTGGCCGTCGTCAGGTCAAAGGTGTAGACCAGATAGGCGTCCTCGATATTGGTCAGGAGCACGTGCGTGCCGTCGCTTTGGGTCATCATCTCGTAGGGATAACCCGATCTACTGTAGTCGGCGGTGTCCGTCACTCGCAGGGGCTTCAAGAGGTCCGTCGGGACGGTGTACTTGTACTCCCATCGGTCCTCAAGTTCCGGGTCCCCTGAAATCACGACCAGGTCGTCCACCTTGCGGGCCACCCGCCAGTCGGCGTACCTGAGCATCTCCCTGCGTGCGTTGTGGTAGAACAGGGCACAGAGGCGTTCCGGCTTGTTCGTGGGATTGTCCAGGTCTGTGACGAGTGTTTCCTTCTCGCCCAGCAGGGCGAGGGCTTGATTACAGATCGTCAGGGATGTCGCATCCCAGGCCGCGTAGACCGTGACGACGCCAGCCGCACCGATATCCGACTGGATGACGGCCAAGTCGGACATCATCACGACCTGATTAGAAAGCATCGAGGCAATGTCGCTGGCGTTGTAGACGCAGGCTGCGCCCCCGCCGCCGCCTACCCCGGCGATATCCGACACGATCGTGGCAATGTCCGATTCGAGGTCGGCGGTAACGGCGTGTCCGGCCCACTGGACCACGTTCGTCTGCCAGTTGGTGGTCAGTAGAATCGTCTCCGGGCAAGGGACCATGTTCGCAGCCCCTTGCAGAAACACGTAGGCCGAATTGACTCCGGCTGCTACCATCAAATCGGGGACGTCCAGGCGGTAGACGCCAGGTTTGTTCGCGGCACTGACGGCCACGAATCCTCCGTCCGTATGTGCCCCTGCCACGGTCTGCGTAACGAGCGGGATAGAGACCGCTGCGGCTCCGGGCCTGCTGTAGTAACAGGTCAGGCCCGCAGAATTGAACACGAGTCCAGTCAGGCCCGCCCCGCTTGTGGAGGTCGAGTCCTGAATGAAAACCTCGATTGAGACGTTTGTTGAACCAGGAGGTACGACAATCATTAGTTGAATCCTCCACGCATACCACGGGGAATCTTGATGCCGCCTGCTCCAAGGCCGCCCATCTGTGCGCCTATGTTCACGGAGTAATCTCCCGTCACGCCCACATTGCTTTCACATGCCGTTCCTACGTTTGCGCACGGGCTCGCGGTCTGCAATGTGAAGTCATGTGTTTCGGGCGCGGTCAGCAGGGGGTCTTCGAACACCCCGTTGTCGTCGTCCGGCAGATTGACGATATCGTTGCCCGTGTTGTTCCAACAGTTGTTGGTGATGATGTGGCACAAGTAGGAATTAACGCTTGTTGCTCCCGTTGTGAAAGCGGTAACGACGTTGTCGATAACAAGCCAGCCGCCGTATCCAGTGTTCGTAAATGAGATCCCGGTCGTTCCGCTATACAGGGTGCAATACAGGATTGAGCCGTAGTACGTGTCTATATAAATGCCGGTCGTACACTTGTCTATGACGCATCCAATAATGCTGCTAAACATGGCGTTGGTGGAATTGATATTAATGCCCGTGACCGAGTCGTGTATGTAGCAGTGGACAATTTGACTGTTGTTTAGGGCAAAAACCCCATAACCATTCGTACATGCCGCTTCGCATTCAATCAAGGTGGACCGACCATTTAGACCAACGGCGATGCGGCTGGCTGTTCCCGATGTGTTCTTGAAGGAACACTGATAGGCATAACTGGAATAGCCGAGATAGACCCCGACGCCGAGCGTTTCCCATCGCAGGTACTTCCAGTTGATGTAACTCGCATAATACCGTTGATTCACGTTTCCGCTGGAGATCAAGGGCCTGTCCGTGCCCGTTGGGACGGTTGTTCTGGTAGTGATATAGCCGATGTAGGTCTTGGGCAATGCCGCCGTCCCTGCCGAAGCAAGATCAACGGCGTTGACGCCGGTGTATGATCCGCTCTGGATATAACACGTATTGCCCGCCACGTGCGCCTCAAAAAAGGCGTCGTCCAGAGTCCCTCCCGCCTTGAACG